CTATCTGGCCCGGAAGACGACGCCACCGATTATCTCATCATCGCTGGCTTTGATCACCCGTTGAACAACATCCGTCACTTGTGGTATCGCATTCCACTCGAACGTACGTTTGGGGTTCATCGCCTGCTGGCGCCCGGCTTCGAGCTGCCCGGCCACCGCAGCCAGGTACTTGTCGATGAGGGCGTACTTCGCCGCCTCGATCGTCCAGGTGTCGAAGACCTCGCGGACCGTGTCGCGGCGCCCTCCAAGATGCGCGGTTTTCAGCCGCTTGCGGGCGGCCTCCGCCTTGCGGTCGGCCTCCAGGTAGCGCTCGTTGACCCATTCGCGCTCCGCGTAGATCTCTCGCACGTCCCGGGGTTCCCACACTCGCAGCTCACCCGGCGCCACGAGCCTTCCCAGGGGCCCGAGGTCATCGGCTACCAGGAACTCACCCTCGATCATGGGTTTCCCTCCCCGCCCTTTTCGGTATCAGTCGGGCGCCCGGCAAGATCCTGCCGGGCACCCTGTTTTTCGTCACCCTTTCGGGTGAATCACCCTCAGTGGCCGCCGCCGACGACCAGCGCCGGATCGAGGAACCTGCTGTGCTCGCCGTCGAACAGCATCTCGATCTCCGACGTGATGCCGCCTCGGTTCTTGGCCAGGATGAGGTCGGCCAGCTTCCCGCGCTCGGTCTCCGGGTTCACCTTGAACTCCAGGTGGACGAGGATGACGATGTTGGCGTCCTCCTCGATCTCGCCGGACTGGCGCAGGTCGGTGATCCTCGGCTTGCTGTCGTCCCGGTTGGCCACGCCACGGTTGAGCTGAGCCAGCGCGATCACCGTGATGCCGAGCTTGCGGGCCATCTTGCGCAGGCCGTCGGAAACGTCGGCGATGTCCTGCGTCTTGTTGCCGGTGCCGCCTCCGTCCGGCTTGACGAGCTGGAGGTAGTCGATCACGACGACCTTCACGCCGTGGTCCTTGATCAGCTTCCGGGTCTTCAGGGAGATCTCGCCGACCGACTGGTCCGGGTCGTCGTCCACGAAGAGCGGACGACCCTCCTGCTCGTCCACGTACTGTTCGAGCAGGGCGAGACCCGCACTGTCGACCTTCCCGTCACGGATCTTCCCGAAGGGAACGCCGGTCTCCGCCGAGGCGTTGCGCTGCCCCAGCTCCTCCTTGGGCATCTCCAGGGAGAAGAACACCACCCCCGTCCCGGCGTTGCTGATGTTCCGGGCGATCTGGGCACCGACGGTCGTCTTGCCGTGACCGGGGCGGCCAGCGATCACGATCATCTGACCCGGCCTCATACCGCCGGTCAGCCGGTCGAGATCGTCGATCCCCATCGGGATGCCGGGCTCCACGTCCCGCTCGCCGAAGAGGTGTCCGAGCGCGGCGTCGACCACCTGGATCGCCGAGAACAGCGTCTCGGGCTTGACGGCCTTGTCGACCACGTCCGAGATGGCGCCGGACACCTCACCGGCCACCTCCTCGTAGGAGCCGGTCGCCGAGACCACCAAGTTGTCGCTGCTCATCAGCACACGGTGCAGCTCCCGCTTGCGGTACAGGTCGAGGATGGTGCTGGCGTCCTCGACAGCGCCGGTCATGACGCCCGCGCTGCGCGGCAGTTCGTGGACCAGGTCGAACAGGGCCTGCGTCAGCTCACCCTTGCGACGCAGGTTGGCCACGACCGAGACGGGATCCGTCGGCCGATTGTCCAGCATGCAGTCGACGATCGCCTGGTAGATCTTCTGGTGGTCGACTTCGTAGAAGACCACGGAGCCGACGTCGCGGAACTTGTCCACCACCTCGTCCCGGCAGTCGAGCGGGTGCCCGTCGGAGACGAGCATCGCACCGAGCGTCGCCGTCTCCGCCTTCACGTCCGTCAAGGGCATGCTGAAGTTGCGCGTCTCGCCCATATTCGGTTCTTCTCCCTTTCCGAGCAGCGGTCAGGACTTGCGCGGGAATCCGGGTCCAGCCATTCTGCGCCGGGCCCTCTTCTCCTGGTACTGCCGCTTGATCAGTTCCTTTTCGACCTCGTCACCCACGTCCGGACCAGACTGCGGCTCCGGCGCCCGGCGCATGTCGGCCTCGCGAAGCCCGTCGAGCTTGTCCGGGTCCACCGAGGGGGCCTCGGAGGGGGCGTTCTTCGGCGGGTCGCCGATGTCCTTGAGCTTGCTCAGCAGGAAGCGCTCGGGCGTGTTGATGCGCGGGTTCAGCTCGCTGGCCAGCCTGTTGACCAGCATCTTCGGGGACCATCCCCGGTCGAGGACGGGTCGCGCCGCTTCGGCAAGACGCTGGCAGGCGCCGGTCAGGAGCCGCAGCTTGGGGTCGTTGAACTGCGCCGTCCGCTCCTCCAGCATGTCGGCGAACTCCTTCATGGCGGGGGTGACGTCGTCGCGTTCCTCCGTCTCCTCGGCGCGGGGCTCCGGCACCTTGGCGTGGCTGACGGCCGGGGTCATCTCGTCCTCGGGTGCCTCGTCCTGCGGCCCGGCCGGGCTCTCGTTCTCCTGCTCACCCCAGGAGTCCACGTCCTGCGGAACCTTGCGGCTGCCGAGGCGCACACCGGTCACCGAAGGAATGCCGGGCAGACCGTCCTTGCGCTCGTAATAGACCTTCGTGCCGCACCGCTTGGCCGTCCGCTTGGCGTGCTCGAAGCCGTTGACGGGGCCGTCGATCTGCCCCCGGGGGTCGGCGACGAAGGCCAGCACGAAGCCGCTGCCGTCCTGCGGCTCGTTCAGTCGGATCAGCACGCCCTTGTCGATCAGTCCGTTGATGCCGCGCCGGGCGGTCGAGGCCGGGAAGGGCTTCTCCCAGTGAGAGGTCATCTCGGTGAACCAGGAGGCCGTGACGTGCACCGCGTGCTCGGCCACCCCCTTGCGCCCGAAGGAGGTGTTGCAGCGCAGCAGCATGTAGACGGTGCGCTCGGCGGGTTTGAGGTCCATCAGCGCGACGTAGTCGTCCGCGATGAAGAAGGTTGGCCTATCGCCCATGACGCTGTATCATCCTTTTTGGTTTGGCTTTTCTGAGGGGTCCCGGTGCGACGGGGCCCCTTTCCTTTTGTCAGCCGAACGAGACGATCGGCAGATCCTCCACGTGCGCGGACTTGCCGATCTCCTCCCGGACCTCGGGGGGGTACATCTCGATCTCGAAGCGCGTCTTGCCGACCTTCTTGTAGGCGGCCACCTTCGTGACGGCGCCCGCGTCCATCAGCTCCTTCACGGCGGCAGCTCCGTCACCCCGGGCGTACCGGTCGAGCTGCTGGTCCGAGAGCGTCAGGCGCACGCCCATCGCGGCGTCTTCGTCCTTCGCGATGCGGCACATCCACAGGTACAGCACCTGAGCGGCGGCGGTGAGGTCGAGTTCGATCACCCAGTCTGCGACCTCGGTGGTTCCACCGGTCTGGTTCATCAGGTCCCACCGGTCGATGCCGATGGTCTCCGTTGCCTTCCCACCCATGTCATCTCCTCTCCGGTGAACAACGCTAGCACAAGACCCTGCCGATACAAGGGTGTTCAAGGTGGAGCGCTCAGGAGCATGCAAGGCTCCCGCTTCCCTGGGTGCAGAGTCCCCGGTTCACCCTCCCTGTAGGCCATTCCACACCGACACTCCGTCACTTCCTCACAGTTGCTCCCGTTTTACGAACATCTGGTTCGTCCTACTTTGCACCGCCCCTGTGACCCCCGGGGGTTGAACGTCAGGGTACAAACCTTTCTACACCAGCATGCAACCCCCTTCGAGCCTGGTGAACGGATCGCAAACCCCTGACCTGCGTGGATTAGGTATCCCCCACCGCAAGAAGTTAAGAATCCTCTAGTTGTACGGGCGGCGCCTCCGCGACCCCGTACACGTCTCGTCGCGAGGCGCGGCCCGGTACTCGGTACCGCTGGGCTACGGCCCCGCCCTCCCGCCGTCTTGGACAGAGTCCGTCGTCCTCCCTCCGCCATCGCTCCGCGATGGCTCCCTTTTTTGCCGACCACCGCTTCGCGCTGGCGGCGTTCTTGAGGAGGAGTCGCTGCGCTGGAAAAGATCTTTCGAGGCTTGCGGCCTTCAGTCGGCCGCGCGTCCGGCGTCAGGCGGGGCCGGTTCCAGTGGGTTCGGTCCGCCGCCGTCTGCGGGTTGCCGGGAGTTCAGGGGAACGTGATGAGAGGGTCGGAGGTGGTGACCCGCGTCTCACGTCTGGGCACGTCTGAACTTGCCCAGTTGATCTCTATTCACCGGTAGTATCGGTGTGCACACCGTCAGTAGGCGGAGCGTCGCCCATCCAAGGCCCCCGGCCAGGCCGAGTTTTACCTGCCGGGGGCCTTGTGCGATCCGTGAACCTTTGGGCATGGATTCTCAAGTCCGTTGTGCTAGAATTAAGTTCACGGATAGGAGAGAAAAGGATGTTGGGTGAGAACCCTTTTCTGGAAGACGGTGAGGCCGTGATCAACCCGGACGAGGTCGTCGAGTGCAACTTCGAGCGGATGGCCATCAAGGACATCCCCAGCGCCCAGGCCCGAGCGATGCTCGGTTATGGGCATCTCCCCGCACCGGGCCGTGACGTGATCGCGAACCCGAACGGCGAGCCGTGGACCTACGAACCGGAGAACTGCCTGCGGGCCGACGAGACGCGGTGGACGTGGATTACGGTGGGCAACGAGGAGTTCCTGGTGTGCCCCGGCTGCGGCGTGGACGGCACGTGAAGCCCGAGAAGCCGGTCATCTACCGAACCTTGGATGGCGACTGGCTGTGCCCCACCTGCTGGTGGGATCTGAACCGGCCGTCCAACCCGCTCTACCGGACGGACCTTGTCGACACGGAGACCCGGGTGTGCCGGGGGTGTGACGAGGTGGTCCGGATCGAGCAGACGTCACCTCCGGAGCCCTGCGTCTTCTGCGACATCATCGCCGGAGATGCGCCGGTCGAATGGGTCCTCCGCCCGGACTTCTGGCCCGACGCGGTGGCCTTCATTCCGCTGGATCCGGTGACCGAAGGGCACTGCCTGATCGTCCCAAAGGTCCACGTTCAGGACTTCGCCGAGGACGCCGAGATCTTCGCGGCAACGGCCCGCAGGGCGTCCGAGCTGATGCGCTTCACGCCCCACGCGATGAACGTCCTCACGACGCGAGGCAAGGCGGCGGGCCAGGAGATCATGCACCTCCACCTGCACCTGATCCCGCGTGAACACGAAGACGGCATCCGGCTACTGGCAAGGGGGAAGAAGTGAACCGCCGGGATGACAAGCCGAGGATGGAGGGGGAGAAGTGAGCGAAAAGCTGATCGGCTTCAGGTTCCCGGCGCCACACCCGGAGATCCTGCCTTTGATTCCCGACGAACTGCACCCCCTGTTCAGCAATGAGCAGGAGAGCGCTGAGCCGGACGAAGTCACTGACGTGGTTGATTACCTGTACACAGTGCACCGGCCGGACGGATCGTCCGATGCAGTACCTGTCTACCGTGAGCAGTGCCGACCGGAGGATCTTCCGGTCGCCTTCATTCTCGGTAGCCGCATCGAACTGGATGGCATCGGGGTCGAGGTTGTCGATTGCACCCGGGAGAGCATTGAAGACGGCTGGACCGATGAAAGGTACATGTATTGGCGGGTCACTGTACGCCTGCCGGAGAGGGGGAGTGATGGCTGACCTGGAGCGTTACGAGATCGCTGGAGCCCTGCTGCTGTGCCGCACCTGCGGCGAGGGCGGAGTCCGACACATCGTGAAGGACTTCGGCCGCCAGACGATCGACGTGGCCGAGATGCACACCGAGATCTTCGTTCACGAGACCGACCGCCACGAGGTGGTCTTCGAGAACAACGCGACCGAGAACGCCGAGGCGGCGAAGCGCGCCTCCCAGGAGCTGGCGAAGCGAGCCGACGACGTCACCTGGGACATGCGCGAGAGCGACTACTTCCGGTGCTACCCGGCCGCGACGGCGTACCGGGACGGCATGGTGAACGGCATGGGTGGTGCCTCCGGTGCGATGGCCGGTCTCCTCGGTCCCGAGGCGGTGCGCGCATTGTCCAAGGCTCTGGAGCGGGTCGCCGAGATGGGCAAGGACTACCCCGAGCTGATCCAGGACCACAATCGGAAGACCTGCGACGACTTCATGTGCTTCATCTACGGCGACCTGATCGACGCCGCGCGTGCGGTGGACAGCCAGCTCCAGCACTGACGACGCATTTCGGAAAAGGGGAAGAAAGCATGCACAACGTTACGGTCGGCACTTACGGTCGGGGCGCCCCCGAATGGGTTCTCGATCAGGTTCCGGAGTCCCTGTGGTCGGTGTACGACGGGGAGTCCGTGCCGACGCCGGACGACGTCCGTTTCATCGTCGAGTACACCTACCTGATCAAGCGGCCGGAAGGTGACTCGATGGACACCTCGCTCGGCTACGAGTACTTCACTGCCTCGGACCCGGAGCCGAGCTTCAGCGTCGGCGAGCGGATGTTCCTGAACGACGTCCCGGTCATGGTGACCGACCTGGACATCAAGGACGAAGAAGACGAAGAGACCGGCAAGCCGGTGCGGTTCTTCTCGGTGCGTGTCGAGGAATTCGTGGAGTGAACGGGGGAGGCGTGAAGATGTCGATCGTGCTGGACAAGATTCGCAGTGAGGCGCCTCAGTGGCGCGACCGGATCGGGCGTACCCCGATACCGATGGACCGGTGGGGCAAGGACCACTGGTCCCTGCTCGTCTACGTCGAGGATCGGGTCGTCAACAAGCACGGCCTGATCGACTGGAACAATCTGACCCTGTCGCAGAGGAACTGGCCGATGCTGTGGGCCGCGCGCAATCGGTGGGCCAGTGCCTCCGGCGAGGATGCTGCCGACAAGTACGGTCTGCGACTGCGGTCCCCGGAGGGTGGCACGGAGAACGTCAAGGGCTGCTGCGAAGGCGATGCCCTGATGGATCTCGTGGGCGCCGGTCTCGTGACCGTCACGATGCCGCCGCTCAGCTCGACGGGTGCGAGCTATCTGCGGCCCGACGGGCACGCACTGAACGATCCGTCTCCCGACGAACCGGTCACGGGACGGGTTGAGTGGGCCCTGATGCCGTGGGCCCGGTTCGGTCTGACCGGGCGGGGCTGGGGACTGGCGGCTGCCGTGCGCCGACACCGTGGCAACGGCGGCAAGGTGGCCGCCTTCGTGCCGGAGCAGGGAAATCCACAGTGATCCGGGTGTTCCACTGCCTCCTGCTCGGCACCCTCGTGGCCGCCGTGCTGAACGGACTGTACTGGCTGGCCACGGCAGACCTTCTGCCGCCGGTCGCGAGCGTGGCGATGTCGATGACTCTCTGCCCGGTCTTCGACATCGCGCTCCGGTTTCGCGACGTTCGCGACCGGGAGCGGTTGAACCATCTGTACGGCCTTCCGTCGTACGGGGAATGACCAAGGAGGGGAGAAGCGTGCCGAGCTATACGCTCACGAAACACGGAGACCGGGTCGATCCGGGTCCCGTTCAGGTGATCCCGACTCACGAGATCACCGTCACCTGGGAGGAGGGGGAGGGGCGACCGCCCTTCCTGCCGCCGGGCGGGGTCATCGACCTCCAGGACGGCCGGGGATTCTGGCAGATCATCACTCCGATCCTCTACGCGGCCAACGGCGCCGAGCCCGAGTGCCACTCGTATCTGGTCCGGGGGGTGACGCCGTGAGGCGCGAGATTTCGTCGGCGTTCGGGGTCCCGTTCCCGAAGATTCCGGGCAAGACGGTCCGGTTCTCCCAAGAGGACGGAGGGTCCATGGTGCAGGTGGAGGTCTTCGCCGAGGGCGAGGAACTGCCCGAATGGAGCGCCGAGCGCACGCGGCTGGAACAGGCGGTCTCCGTCGTCTGCCAGCAGTACGGAGTCGGCCTCCCCGTGCCCGCGCCGCGTTCGGCGGCCGAGACGGAGGAGTGGTGAGCGAGCCGTTCCGCACCTCTCTCGGTTTCCGGGGCCGCGTCACGATACCGTCGGCCATTCAGGAGGAGGCGGGTGTCGCCGTCGGTGACCGCCTGATCATTCGCGCGGCAGGCCCGGGTGTCGTCGTCATCGAGACGCCGCAGGCGGTGAAGGACCGCATCCGGTCTGCGGCAACGGGCGGCGGAGAGGAGAAGGAAGATGGAGATCAGGATGCAGAAGACCAGCAGCGCGAACGCGGGTAACGCCGTGTACACGTACCCCGACGGAAGTCGGGCGGCCATCCTGTTCGTCCGGGTCGGGGACGGCGAGGCCATGAGGGGCCTGGCCCAGGTCTACAGGCTGCACGGTGCTCTCACGGCGAACCTGAGCGAACGGGTGCCTCGTCACGACCGGACGTCGGGAAGCTGCCTGATCCACGACAACGGCGTGACGGTGACGTTCGGCGCCGTGGATCCGAGTATCGAGAACGGCGGCCACGGCATGCTCGGCGCCGAGGCCACGGTGCCCTGGGGGGCGACTGATCCGGACTGGATGAACGCCGCCCTGAAAGAAGGGTGCGTCTGGGCCGGGCTCATCTCCGAGGAGGTCTATCAGCGGGTCTGCCTGGCTCACCCGGTCGTGAACGACGGGGTTCTGGGGGCCGGTGTGCACCTGTCGGATGTGCCGTCGATGCCGGTGCTGAAGCTCACCGCGCAGCGGGGGTGAGCTGTTTCACCTTCCTGGTGCCCAGTGCTGGGCAAGGGGCCTCGCGGATTTCTGCGAGGCTCTTTCCAGTTCCTGCGAAAACGTCGCAGAATTCTGGAAGGATAGGTGTGGAGATGGATGAGTCTCGGGCCACGATTCACAGGGTTGCCGTTGTGGGCGACGAAGATCCCTTCGACCGACTCGTTCGCGCCCAGTTCGACACGATCGTCAGTGCCCATGCCATTCGCGCCCTGATGATCCTCCTCCATGTGGCCCGTGGCGGCGCGTGGAGTCTGCTCAACTACATCACCGAGCTGGACCTGGAGTATCTGGTCAAGTCCGAGCTTGTTCAGCAACCTCGGCCTGGAGTGATCTTCGTGATGTGATCCACGGCACCTCCGTACCGTCCAATCCTGGACTGTCCAGGCCGTGACCTGGCGCGAAGATGAATTCAACGGCCGCGAAAAGACCCGGCCTTCGGAAAGGGAAGAGACATGGAACCCACCGTCGGAGTCGTCCTCGTCGAGACGTCTTCCACCGCTGAAGCATCCATCCGGCGCCTCGTCTGGGCCACCGCGCACAACGAGGGGATGTTGTCCCGCAGCGCGCTGCACACCCTGGTCCAGCTCACGGCCATGGCTCACCCGGCGGGCGCCGAGGGCGACATCGTCAGCGCCTCGTTCCCCACGGCCGACCTGGACCGCCTGGAGTTCCTGGGCTTCATCAAGCTCGCCGACAGCGGCGCGATCGAACTGGTCTGAGGAGTACAGCGTGATCATCCCTCGTGCTGCGGCGTTCCCCGCCGCCTACGTCTTGCTCAGGATCGCGGCCGACGTCGCCGATCACTGGGTCCAGACCGACCACCAGGCGCAGCACAAGGCGAAGCCCGGCTTCGAAGGGCACCGGGCGCTCGCCGGACATGTCGCCTCGTACGCCGCCACGCAGGCCCTCGTGCTCCTCGCGGGGAACCGGGCCCTCGGGCTTGGTCTGCGGGGCCGCAGCATGGCCGCCGCACTCGCCCTGTCGGGGGCGACGCACTACGTGATCGACCGGCGATGGCCCGTCCAGAAGGCGGCCGACGCCACCGGCAAGGCGCCGTTCTACCGGATGGGCGGCCCGCTCGGAGGGGCATACCTGATGGATCAGTCGGCGCACCACTTCATGGAGGGCATCGCGGCTTACGTGGCGACGCGATGACAAGCCGCCCGGCGCTTGCCGGGCGGCTCTCTGGTGTATCGGAAAGGAGACGAAACGGTGGGAATCAGGATCAACAAGGTGATCGGCTATGGCCTGGACGATGTGGTCACGGAGAACGGGGTGATCTCCGACCCTCGAATCAACCCCGACAGCCCCCTGCTGATCGGCATCGACGAGGACGGCGACGATTACTGGACCTTCCTGGAGGGGATCGCCGAGGCGGGTGACGAGACCGCCCAGCACGAACTGCTCCTGATGAAGATGCTCACCGACCGGGAGGCCGACACCCGCTGGCTGGTGACCCATCAGGCGGAGTACGGGCTGCCGAACGTGCTCGTCGTGCGCCCGGTCGGGTTCCCGGACTGGCACCGCCACGACGACCCGATCGACTACCAGGAGGAGGTGCTGCGCGAGGATCACCCGGATCCCCGGGTGGTGCGCCCCCTTGGGGGCCTCTACCCGTTCAACGGCCTGCACATGGACGTCCGGACGGGGGAGCGGATCGAGGGAACCATGGTCAACACCTGGCGTCGCGCGGCCAGCGGCACCTCCGAGGACGAGGACGAGGAGAACCGTCTTGCGGTGCTCGACCTGCTGGCGCGTGGCTTCGGTTACGCCGACCATGTCGAAGCCGAACGCTTCGTGGCGCCGCTCGTGCCGCACGAGGTCCGTCATGTCTGCGCTTGGGGCAAGCTGTTCACCAGCAAGGAAGTCTGCTTCCAGCTCCGGCCGTTGATCTACACCTACTGGGCCTGACGGCCCGAAGGGGGAACGTGATGAGCGAAGCCGACTCGTTCGGTCACCTGTCCGCCGATGAGAAGGAAGCCCTGGCGGCCGAGGCGGCGGCGACGGTCAACCGCACCCTGGCGGAACTCTTCCTGCGCCTGGGGCCCCCTCCAGGCTCCGCCGACAGTCAGACGCAGGGGTGACACGCCTGCTCGAACCGAAGGGCCCGGCCGTGAGGCTGGGCCCTTCGTGTGTCACATGCCAGACCCGTTGACCTCCCGGACGTGGGGCAGGTCTGCAACCGCAGCATGGCGCGGCCGAGATCGACCCGACTCGGCCATGCGTGACTAACAGGTTTCTCCGGCTTTGCATGACTGTTTTTCACCAGCCTGTTCACCGGATGCCCAGAACCTATAAAACCGCAGGTCAGAGCGATTGTCAGTGGCCCCCTATAGAGTGGAAACATCGCTGGAGGAACGCCGGAAAAGGGGTAGGGGCATGCCGGTAAAGAAGATCGCGCACAAGGTCAACCACGTCTCTCTGGTCATGGACCGTTCCGGGTCCATGGGGCGCCACGAGAGCCAGGTCATTCGCGTCGTGGACGAGTTCGTGAAGGGTCTGAAGGAGGAGTCGGACCGGCTCGGTCACGAGACCCGCATCTCGCTGTACCAGTTCGACCACAACGTGGAGAACCTGGTCTGGGACATGGACGTCAAGCACCTGCCGTCCATGCAGGGCCGGTACCACGTCGAGGGCGGCGCCACCGCGCTGATCGAGGCGGCCGTGCAGTCCATCGACGACCTGAAGCACATCTGGGAGGGCTATGGCGAGCACTCCTTCCTCCAGGTCGTCGTCACCGACGGCGAGGAGAACGCCTCCGGCTGCTCGGAGACGGGCCGGATGCACACCCGGATGTACGGCTCCCAGGGCCGCGCCGAGCTGGACAAGTGGGTTGGCCGGATCCGGACGGCGATGGGCGACCTTCCGGGGCACTGGACGTCCGCGATCCTCGTCCCCAACTCCTTGGCCAAGCGCACCGCGCAGGGCTACGGCTTCCCGGCGGGGAACATCGCCATCTGGGACGCCGACTCCACCCAGGGCGTCGAGGAGGCCATCGGCACCGTCAAGACGGCGGCCACCAGCTTCCTGCGGGGTCGCGAGCAGGGCGTGCGCGGCACGAAGAACCTGTTCGCGATGGGTCAGGATCTGTCCAGCATCGAGGTGAAGGCCAACCTCGATGCCCTGGACACCGGCAAGTACATCCTCATCCCGGTCGACCAGGAGATGCAGATCCGCGACTTCGTCACCCGCGCCGGACACCCGTACAGGACCGGCTGCGCCTTCTACCAGCTCTCCAAGCGTGAGAAGGTCCAGGGCAACAAGCAGATCGCCGTCGCCGAGAAGGACCCGGCCACCGGCCGCATGACGGGCAAGGTCTTCTCGGGTCCGGCCGCTCGCCAGCTCCTCGGCCTGCCGGAGACCGAGGTCACGGTCAAGCCGGGCCACAACGACAAGTACACGATCTTCGTGCAGTCGACTTCGGTCAACCGCAAGCTGATCCCCGGCACGAAGCTCCTCGTGATGCTGTAGGAGTTCACGGCCAAGTAGCGGAATTGCCGCTATAGTTCTTTCACCTTCCCGTCGTCGGAGGGTGACGGAGACCCCCTGTTGCAGGCGTAATGCCACCCAGCCCGGTGAGCCTGCATCAGGGGGTTTTCGGATTTCCCCTTATGCTGAATACGCGCAGCGCAGACGGCCGTTCTTCCGAGGGGACGGCTGTCTGCGCTTTTCGCGATCTACAGCCCGCTCATCAGCAACTACGCTGATCCCATTGGGAGAGGGGGCTCGAATGCCGCTGCCTACGGAGCGCACTGTCACAGGGAAGTACGTCAATCCGGTCACCGGAGAGCCGTACGACGGAACGAACGGTCAGAATTACGTCATATTCGAGCCGGTGCCGGACCGCTGGACCGATCAGACGGGAAATCAAATCCTGCTCGGCGGCGGCCGGGTGAACCTCGCGGCTGACGGCACTTTCGCCGAGGACGTGGTGTGCACCGATGTCGATGGAGTTCTTCCCGAGGACGGCCGCCTGTGGCGGCTGCGCCAGTACATCGGCGGGACCTGGGCGGAAGCCCAGTACATCAAGGTACCCATGGGGGAAGGTCCGCTCGACATCAGCGACCTGCTCTCTGTCGACCTGTGCGGCGTCGAGTACGTTCCGGTCCCGGGGCCGAAGGGTGACCCCGGCCAGCAGGGTGAGCCGGGCCCGCAGGGCAAGCCCGGACTGGATGGGGGGCTCGACACCGGCATCACCTCCGGCGGCGACCTGACGCCCAACGCCTCCAACCCGTTGGCCGTCGACATCTCCCCGCTCACCGGCCGGATCGTCGACTACTCGACCGACCCGGTCACCGTCACGCCCGTCGAGGTGGCCGCGACGACCACGGTCGAGCTGGACTCGATCGCGCAGACGAGGGCGGTCACCTGGCTGCTGATGGGATCCGACGGATCCGTCTTCCAGCAGGAGGCTCGGCCCTCCCCGGAAGACCGGCGCAACTTCCTGGCGCTCGGAGTTGTCGTACAGGACGGCGGATCCATCGTCCTCGCACAGTCCATACCCACGCTCATCGAGCAGCCGGTCAACCAGTTCTACGACTTCCTCGACGCCATCGGCGCCTTCAACATGTCGGGCAACACCATCAGCCCGAACGGCGCCAACCTGATGCTCGACCACTCCAGCGGCCAGGTCTTCTCCCGGGGCTGGAACCACTTCGACGGCGTCGCCAAGACCAAGAACCCGCACATCGTCACCACGGTCGGCGCATCCCCGGCCCCCTGGGTGCACGTCCTGCGGGACTCTCCACTCACTCCGTCCACCGCAACCACCACCGTGGACGTGGGGCACTACGACGCCGACGGCGTCCTCGCTCCGGCGGTCGGCGGCGCCGTAGTGCACCAGCTCTGGATCTTCCCCACCTCCGATGGTGCGGAGATCCATGTCCTTCAGTACGGCCAGCAAGTCTTCGACTCGCTGGCCGAGGCGATCGACGGGGCAGCCGTCACGCCCATCACGCCCAACCCGGCACTGCCGGGCAACGCGGTCCTGCTCGCCTACCTGGCTGTGACGCCGGATGCCACCGATCTCTCCGATCCCACCCAGGCTCAGGTCGTCGCCGCCTCCCGGTTCGGCGGCGGGTCCAGCGCAGGCGGCGGCGGGGGAGACGTCAGCGGCTACGCCCGCCTCTCCGGCGCCGAGTTCACCGGCCCCATCGGCACCCGAATGGATGCGGCGGAGGACATCGCCCAGTACTCACGGACCACCACCGACACACAGGATCGTTTCCGCAGGCTGTCCGACGGCACTCAGCAGTGGGGTGACGGCAGCGCCCCGCCCGACGCCGAGCTGCGCCGCCTGGCCGCCGGACTCCTGGGATTCCTCGGCACAGACCTCCTCGTTGGTCAGGCGGACGCCAAGGCGTACCGCATGAGCCAGTCCGGTGAAGTACTGGACTTCGAAGGAGCGGGCGCCGACCTGATCCTGTCCGTCTACGAGCTGGCCAACTTCGCCTCCACCCAACATGCGTACCTGCGGCTGGAGTCGGCCACCCGGCTCGCTCACGCCCTGGGCAAATGGATCTTTTCCGACACGCCACTCGGCGCCGCCGTGCACACCCTGGACGGCGAAGCCAACCAGCTCGGATTCCACGGCGCGACCCCTGTTGGACAGCAGACCGTGACTGGCGACCGTTCCACCGGGGACGCCCTCTACAGCCTGCTGCAAGCCCTCGACGCCGTCGGCTTGATCTCCGACACCTCCACGCCCGGAACGCCCCCCGTGCGCACCGTGAACGGCGAGGAGGGCCCCGACGTCACCCTCGACGCCGCCAACATCGGAGCAATCCCCGCCGAGGAGAAGGGGGCGGCGGACGGCGTGGCCACGCTTGATGCCGCGAGTAAACTTCCCCTGGGTCAGGTACCGGACCTTCCTGCCTCTCAGATCAGCTCAGGAACCTTCGCCTCGGCCCGCATTCCGGACCTTTCCTCGAAGTACCTGACCGTCGACCGTCGAGGAGCTGTTTTCGGCGTCGCCCCGCTCAGCGGCACCGGCATGGTCCCTTTCAACTTCGTCGACAGCCTCCCAGCCTCGAAGATCAACGCAGGTGTCTTCGATCGGGCCCGCATCCCGGACCTCTCCGGCACCTACCTCACCCCCGCACAGGCCAGCACCCTCTACTCCACCAAGGACTCCCTGGTCTTCAACGCCAAGGAGCACGGAGCCTTGGCCGACGGCACCACTGACGACCAGCCCGTCATCCAGGGTCTGCTGAACTCGTCCCCGGCGGGCAGCACCGTCATCCTGCCGCCCGGCACCTACGGCACCAATGCGCCGATCGTGGTGCCGCCGGGTAAGACGCTGCGCGGCATGCGCACGAATCTGATGGGTGTCGTCGGCCTGTACGACCCGCAGGTCTGCATCAAACCGCTGTCCACCTTCACGGGCGTGGCCGCCATCCGCTTCCTGGACCAGGCTGAAGGCGGATACACCGCCATCAGCGGCGAGCAGCGCGTTCTCGACCTCATGCTCGACGGTGTGAACGTGACTGCCGGGGCTGACGGCATCCAGGCGAAGGGGAACATCCAGAACGTCGCACTCAGGGACGTCACGATCGCCCGCTTCCCCAACTCCGGCATCTACTGCGGACTAGGCGGCGACAACATCGCCCCCTACTCCTGGCGCATGCACCGCGTGATGCTTGACAACAACCACACGCACGGCATGTACGGCGACCGCATGGTGGACCTGACGGCCGTCGACTGCCAGGCCATCGGTAACTGGTCCAACGGGTTCATGTTCGGCAACAGCGCCAACAGCCAGCTCATCGGCTGCCGGGCCGAATGGAACGGCAATCACGGCTTCTACCTGACCGGGGACTGGGGCCTGGGTGCCGGAGCCGGAGGGGCGCTGCTGTCCGGCTGCTCGACCGACCGCAACGGCTACAACGGCGTCTTCATCGACGTGGTGGGCACCAACGCCCCGCTCGTCATCTCCGGCCTGATGACCCGCCGGGACGGGCGCAACGGCGGAGCGGGCGGCGGGGGCTACGCAGGCGTGGCCGCCCTCAACAGTTCCATGCCCCTCATCATCGGCGACTGGACGAACTTCCCCGGCACCGACGATGACGGCACCCAGGCCAACAGTCCCGAGTTCGGCGGCTCGTTCGACAACTGCGACCACGTCCAGATCGACAACGCCTACCTCCACGCGGACGTGAAGGGCCTGAACGACGCTGGAAACAACCGGGCCCTCCGGCTCGGCTCGGCCATCACCTACGGCGTCGGCACCACCGAGACGCTGGTGCGCACCCCGGCTCACAGCAACCAGATAACCGTCGCCGCCTCCGACTCCCGGACGAAGAAGGGCGCCGACTACGTCTGCACCGGGGTCGACGACCACCTCGTGATCCAGCAGGCCATCGACCTGGTCAACGCGGCTCCCGGCAAGGGCACCGTGAGGCTGCTGGACGGCACGTTCAACCTGGGCGCCACCCTCTCCGTCCCGCCCGGCGCCGGACTAAGGATCGTCGGTTCAGGGTGGGGCACCGTCCTGAAGAACGCCCCCGCCAGCAACATCTACGCGATCACCTTCGCCGGACCGGGGGAGACTCGGGCGCACTTCGCCGACCTCACCGTGGACGGCAACCTGACCGCCCAGACGGCAGGCGGCGGTATCTGGGCACCCGGCGCAGTCGAGTGCGTCTTCCAGAACCTGCACGTCACCGCCTGCTACGACACCGGCCTCTACCTGGGGCCCCAGGCCGACAACGCGTTCGGGCACAACAACCACGTCAGCCAGTGCCTGTTCGACAATGCCATGGCCAGCCCCGGAGCGGGGCGCGGTATCCGCACCCAGAGCAACGACGAGAATTTCATCGTCGCCTGCGACTTCCAGTTCCTCGGAGGGGCCACCGCACAGGCTGCGGGCGTCTACGACCAGGCCGGAACCCAGACCATCCTGGGGTGCAACTTCGTGGGCGGAGGCAACAGCATGCCCGCCGTCCGCGTGCAGGACGCCGCCGCCACCAAGATCATGGGCTGCAACTTCGACGGAGTCGGCGGAGACGCGGTGTTCCTGGCTGCCAGCAACTGCGTGGTCCAGGGAAACATCATCTTCGGGGTAGGGGTGATCGGCACCGCAGGCGCCTACACCGGCATCCACCTGGAGTACGCGGCCACCAACAACCTCGTCTCCGGGAACTCCATCGCCTCGGCCGACGCCAACGGTGCAGCCCACTCCCTGATCCGCGAGGAGTCGGTCGGCGACTCGGGCAACAACAGCATCATCGGCAACGTCCTCATCACCAAGGGCACGATGACGGTCGGCCCCCTCGACCTCAACGCGCCGGGCACGCTGGTCCGCGCCAACAGGGGTGGTGGCGTGCTGGGCGACCCGCCCCCTCCGATTCGCGAGTTCGCCGGTCCGGTCTCCGACGCCAGCTTCCCCGCCAACCGGCCCCCGGCCAACGGCACCCTCGGCATCGACTCCGCCAACCGGCGCCTGTACGCCCGCATCGGCGGAACCTGGAGCTACCAGTCCTTCGCCGCTACCGCTCGCGCACTGCCCGGGGCCCGTTTCGTGGCCGCCTCCAACGCCCCGGCGGCCGACAAGCAGGTGGCCGACTACGTCTGCGACGGCACGGCCGACAACGTCGAGATTCAGGCTGCCATCGACGCCGCACAGGCGGAGGGCGGCGGCGTCGTCATCCTCTCGGCAGGCAACTTCAACCTGGCGGCCACCCTCGTCATCAACGGAACCACCAACGAGGACGACGCGAAGACCGTCACCCTGCTCGGCCAGGGCCAGCAGGTCACTGAGCTGACCGTGGCCTCCGGCGTCACGGGCATCACGATCTCGAACTGGGCCCAGGTCAACCTCGACTCGTTCTGCCTGTTCATCTCGGGTGCAGGCATCGGCATCAAGTCGGTCGGCGTCACCTCCGGCAACACGATGAGCTTCTGGCACTCCAGCTTCAGGAACCTGCGCATCAACGGCGGGTTCGTCGCGACCTCCACCACGTGGGGCATGGAACTGGACGTTCCGTGGCGTTCGGTCTTCGAGAACATCGAGATCGAGGGGTGCAGGAACGGCATAAAGATCATCAACAATTCCACGGTACAGAACGCCGGAGACTGTGTCTTCAGCCGCTTCTTCGTGGAGATCGTGGGCAACGACGGGTACGCCCTGTACTTCGACTCCATCGACGGCAACATGAACCAGAACATCTGGGACATGTTCGAAGCTGGGGCGAACGGGTCGGGCTGCACCGGCATCTACCTCGGCGGCGCCGTCGGCACGGCAAGTCAGCGGTTCTACGGCCTCAACCTGGAACAGTTCCAGACGCTCATCAACGTGGCCAACGGCGAGAGCAACGAGTTCTACTGCAACTACGTCACTGCCGACAGCGGCCAGGCCGGGAACAAGGCGTTCGTCTGCGGCTCGAACTCCTACAACAACCTCTTCCAGGCCAAGTGGGTCAACGTCGAGACCAACGGAACGCTCCAGGTCATCGAAGATCTGAACACCACATCGGCCGCTCCGAACATCTTCGAGCGGATCCGGATCGAGAACAACAACGGCGGAACCGTCACCTACACCAAATCCTCCTCGACGGTGATCCGGGACATCGTCTCCTTCAATACCGGCAACCCGCTTCCGGCAGGTCTGCTCCAGTACCCGCTCAGCACGGTCAACGACCCGACCTTCACCCCGTCCGACCACGGACTGGTCACCTGGACCACCGAGCCTTCGTCGCTGGGTTCGACCAACACCCTGGCCACAGGCACGGTCTACCTGTGCAAGGTCAAGATCGTCAACCGGTCGACGGTGGTCTCCAACATCCTCATGGGCATCACGAACACCCCGACCAACCTCACCGCAGGACAGAACGTGGCCGGGCTGTACAACAGCAGCGGCACCCTTCTGGCCCAGACCGCCGACCAGACCTCCAACTGGCTCTCGGCGGGCCTGAAGACGATGCCTCTGACCGCGCCGGTCACGCTGGCCGTGGGCACCTACTACGTGGCCTTCCTCTCCAACGGCACCGGAACACAGCCCAGCATCTTCTCGGCGGGCGGCTTCTCCAGCGCGGTGAATGCGGGGCTCAGCACGGGCCAGGCCCGCTTCCTCAACACAGCGGCGGGCAACACGGCCCTTCCCGCCACCATCACCCTGTCCGCACAGAGCACCAACATCGCCTCCCGCTGGGCGGCGCTCAACTAAGGAGGGTCCTCATGGCGTTCGACCAGAAAACGAAGAGCATCGTTCTGATCCCGGCCGGTGTCCTCGGCGCCTACGACACCGAGGCCGACGCGATATCGGCCGCACAGGCGGCCCTCACGAGCCCGGAGATGGAAGTCTTCGCGGCCTGGGTGGTGCCCGCCATCCAGGTGACCGGCACCCCCTGAGACGCGCAACGGCCCCGTCCCGGCAGGATCGCTGGGGCGGGGCCGTTGGTGTGTCCGACGGTCAGAAGCCGCCGCTGTCGCACGAGCTGGACGACGAGCTGCCGGAGTCGTACGACGACGAGCTGCTGCACGAGCTGGACGACGAGTCCGAGAACGACGCCGTGTACATGGCGGTGTTCGCGGCGGTGGTGTCCGGCGTGGTGGAGCCCGGACGGGACGAGGAGCCGGTCTTCTTCTGGAGGGCCCTCTTGCCCTGCTTCTTCAGCGTCATACCGGCATCTTTTCCACCCGGCTCCGGAACATCACCCGACTTGAGGAAGTACAGAGGTTTTCCAGCGAATTCCTACCTGTTTTCTGGATCGCTGGCGTACTCTCGTAGTGAGTCCTCCTGGAGCCGGGGGGGCGACGGCGTCCGCCCCAGCGGGCGCCCGTGCCGAGCGGCCACCTTCCTCCCCCGTAGAAGGTGGCCGCTCATTCATTTCGTGCGCCAGGCCCGGTAGTAGCGGGCGAGCTTCCTGCGGGCCCCGGGCCACCCCATCGCCTTCTGCGGCCCGTCCACGGTGAGATAGCTGCGCGCGCCTGCTCGGCTCGTCCCCTCCGCGCTCACGTCCATCAATAGGCCCTCTCCCAGCAGGGCATCCAGGGCCTCCCGGGCTCTCGCCTTGGATGTCGGCTTCCCGTTGACGCCCGGCAGCAGCCAGCAGACCTGATCGAGGGTCATGGGCGGGATTCCCGGGCCCTGTTCGAACTGCATGCTGCGCAGGATGCACCAGAGCCGGAATGCCGTCGGATTGATCCGTTCGTTCAGCATGATCCAGTCGGGGATCAGTGTGAAGGCGGGCCTGCGCCAGGTTCGGCGCCTGCGTCGGGCCTGGGCACGCAACTGCACTGCGGGGATCTCGGCCTGTTCCACTTCCCTCCCCTCCTGGTCCTGTGGAGAACCTTCCCAGAGACGGGGCGAGGACGGGGCCTCGCGGTTCATCACTCGTGTTCGACGAGGTCGGAGTTGTAGCCCTCGTACCGGGCGTCACCGAGGAAGACGCGCAGCCGCTTCGCGATGTCCAGCCATTCCTCGTAGGTCTCGCGGGGCATCCACTCCTCCTTGTTGAAGGAGAAGTCCCCGGCCCAGTCCTCATAGCTGTCGGCAGCCTCGGCGGTCTGCGAGAACCGGATCGCCGGGCCGAGAATGCTGGCAGCGGAGGGATTGGTGTCGTCGCTGGCGGCGCTCTGCGACCAGTCGTGTTCCAGCGTGCGGTCCTCCAGGTGGAAAGTTCCATGGAACGCCCTGACGTCTCCCACCACCTTCGAGGTGTAGGTCAGCGTGACGCCATCAGCGGCAAGAGCTTCGGACAGGGTCTTCAAGGAGTCCTCCTCGCGTCGGCATTCCCCGGCATCGCCGAGGCTGCATCATTGCTGCTCAAGTCTACCTTCCAACAGCGGACTTGACGGCCTAGGCCGTTCATGGAAGAGTAATCCATGTCGCCAGGAATGGTGGCCTCGGAAAGGAGACCAAAAGGTGCGTAACGGCCGAAACAACGTGACCAAGCCGATGGGCTTCAAGAATGCGGCGCAGACGTTGACCCGCAAGCTCTCTCCCGAGGCCACCAGGGAGTTCACCAACCTGGTGACCTCAGTCGCCCGGCAGTACTCCTACGACGACTCGGCCATGCTGAAGACCGTGAACCGCCGCCTGAAGAGCGCGGCCGGGCGGCGCAAGGCGTGGGCGGTCGAGGTGATGGACCTGCTGGCCGAACAAGGGCAGAAGGCGTCCGCCTGACACATCCCGGCCTCGTTCCGGCGTGACCGCCGGAGGGCCACCGAGGGGGCTCGTGAGATCCGTCGCCGCGCATCTGGCGCTGGCGGCTGCGGGAATGGCGGTCTGGGCCTGGGTCGTACTGACGACCCAGGCCCGCTTCTTTCACCTGGCAGGTCTCGTCGTCGTAACGGCGTGCTGCCTCTGCGCCAGCCATGCACCGAAACGCCGCAGGAAGCATCGGAAGGAGAAGGCTCGTGAAGAAGGTCAGGACGTGGGCGTGCCTCACGATGGCCGCGACCCTGGCGCTGGTCGTCGGCGGACGTCGCCTCGCGGAGAGCGTCCCGCTGGACCCCGACAACCTGTCGAGTGGCCGGTGAACGGCGTCAAGGTCGAAGTCAACACGGTCCTCCAGGGGGACGGGTCGACCCTGGGTGCCTTCCTGTACCACCCGGAACCCGACGGCCGCGTCAAGGCCGAGACGGTGCTGTACGAGGAGGGGGCCCAGTTCGTGGTCTATCCCCATGTCTACGACCTCGCCCCGGTCGCAGGGACCGCCCTCGTCGCGGACTCCACCCTGACGATCTCCGTCGGTCCGCTGTACGTGATCACTCCGCTGGAAGTCCCGGCCGACGCCGTGAAGGCCGTGAAGCGTGTGGCGCTCTATCTCCTGCGTGAGCCGTTCCGGGCGGCCGACCGAACCGAAAAGACCGTTCTGGCGGCTTCGCTGCCGCTGGACATCCTGGAAAGGGGAAGTGCTACGTGAACGATCGCGAGAAGGCGAAGCGACTCCGCGAGAAGGGCTGGAACGGCCCGTCGGCGAGCGAGAAGGCCCGAGAGAAGGGGACGCGTTCCGGGCGTTCCGGCCGCCGCAGTGAACCTGCTTCCGGCGGCATCGTGGAGGCGCTTCGGAACTTCGATCCCAACCGTCCGAACGAGACGGCGGTACCGCGAAGCGAGGAGTCCAAGAGTCGCGCGCGGACCTTCAAGTCCCGCCTTCCGGGGCTCGGCTGAGCAAGCATCGTGCACGACAGAGGGGCCCGGTTCTGCCGGGCCTCTTTCCATGTGGCCTGATTTTTATCAAGATTGGTGCAATGCTGAACTGAAGCCCGACGTACTCTTGTTCTTACTGAACTTGGTGTGACTGGGGCCCAACGTCATATTTTGGGAAGTTGACTGCCAAGACCTGGTAAGATAGCCGCAGTTGAGGAAGGGAGCCCAGCGTGGCCAACACCGAAACCATCACCCTGAGCCTGAACAAGATGAAGCTCGCGGACCGGCTGGCCGACCGCATGGGTTTGGCTCGAACCGTCGCCTATGAGGCGATCGAGAACGTCTTCGACATCTGCGCCCAGGTCGTGGCACAGGGCGGCTCGGTATCGATCACGAACTTCGGCAGTATCGAGCTGGTCGAGAAGCAGCCGCGCAGGGCGCGGAATCCGCACACCGGAGAAGCGATCGACGTGCCCGCCCGCAAGGCGGTGAAGTTCAACGTGAGCCCCCGCCTGAACGAGTTCGCGAACTCGATGGATCCGGCCTCCACGACCATCAAGAAACTGCCGAAGGGCCCCGCCAAGAAGTAGTGGCCCAGGCCAAAACGTGCTATGCTGTTCTCGATGAACAGCGAGCATTCTGAGAGCTGTTGACGGAAAGGAAAAGAAACGTGTCCCTCGGACAGACCACCCGCGCCCTGACCCGCAACGCGAAGAAGCGCTTCGTCGGCGCCGCCGACGCCGACATCCGCAAGTTCGTCCTGCTCCAGGTGAACGTCGCCCTCGACCACCCGACCAACACGACCAAGGACGACGAGCTGGCCAAGCTCGCCGACGTCGCGTTCGAGGAGGCCGTCACGGAGGGCGAGACCTGGGCCGTGTCCCTGAAGAACTCGTACCGCGACAACGTCATCAAGCCGCTCGTCGACAGGGCGCGCGACAAGGGCGTCGACCCGGTCCCGGCCATCGTCATGGAGACGGACCTCACCCAGGAGCAGGCCAGCGACATGGTGGCCGCGCTGGACGCCGCCGACGCCGACGCCGACGACGCCGACGACACGGAGTTCGACCTGGACGCCCTCGGCTCCGACGCGGACGCCGACGACAGCGCCCTCGTCTCGGCGGTCTGACCGACCGCCGTACATGCACGGAAGGCCGGACCCGGTACCCCACACCCGGGCCCGGCCTTCCGCGTACCCGCTTCCGGAAAAGGAGAAGAGATGTACCGCTACTACGCTGCCCCTGTGCGGCGACAGGGCAGGATGCTGCTGGTGAATCCGCTCGACGGCGCCTGCGTCCTCGCCAACACTCCGCACGACGCGAGCATCCAGCTCGGCCTGCCCGACGTCGGCGAGATGTTCGCCGTCTGGACGCTCGGCATCCTGGACGGACTCGACAGGCCCGAGATGACGCTGAAGGAGGCGGGCGAGATCTGCTCGAAGATCCCGCCGTCCCGCATCTTCGCCTGCCTCGGGGACAGCCTGGTGCTGCCGCTCGGCATCGACCCGACTCTCGACGTGCGTATGGAGGTCGGCCGTGCTGGTGGCAACTGAGGAAGAACTGCGGCTGCTTGGCCTGCTCACCCCTGACGAGTGGGCCACCAAGGCGCCCAAGCGCAACATCCGCAACGTCACCCTGAACAAGGCCGAGCTGACCGAATCCGGAGTCGTCGCCACGCTCCTTCTCGAAGGGGCCGACGCCCTGGAAGACCTGGAGCGCAAGCACCGGTCGATCCGCGTGATGCTCGATGTGCTCGACGAACACCTCACCGACCTGGCCCCCGGCGGCCGGGCCTCGAAGGTGCTGTTCGCCGTGCGCACCCGATACATCACCGACGAGCTGGACATGCTCTGGCACCCGGACATCACCACACTCGGCCGGGACACGGTCACGGGCGAAGAAGTCGACATCCCCCGCAACGAACGACTCCTCGTCGGCGGCGCCTCCGGGTCCGGCAAGAGCTGGTCCACGCGCGCCCTCATGGCCAGGGCTGTCGTCCACCCCGACGAGAAGCTGGCCTGCTTCATCGACGGCAAGGGCGAGGAGGCCACCGTCTGGCGCGGCGTTTGCCCGTGCGCCGTGGAGCACGAGGAGATCATCGACGCGATCGAGGAGGCGCATGCCGAAATGCTCCGGCGCCGGGACCTCCTGGCGGCGGAGAACCTGAGCGTCTGGAACGCCTCCCTCGGACCGCGTCTGCTCTACGTGATCGACGAAGGGCAGGCCGTCCTCCAGGCCGTCGAGCTGGAAGACAAGATCCGCAAGTCCCGCAGGGGCGACGAGGACTACGAACCCGACAAGACGGTCATGCAGAAGCTGGTGGAGCTGTCCAGCCAGGGCCGCTCCCGCGACGTCATCCTGATGTGGATGACCCAGAACCCGCTGCGCTCCGGCTCCGACCGGGGCATCACCTCGGCGATCCGGGCCAACTTCGACTACGGCCTCTGCTTGCGGGTCAACACCCCGGAGAACACCGAGACCGTGCTCAACGCCGGATCCGGGGTCGAGCCGCACAACCTTCCGAAGGGCACGCGATTCCGGGGCCACGCCTACCTGAACGTGCACGGCCGGAACCTGCTGCGCACCTGGACCGTCACCGACGACATGGTGCGCCTTCTGGGCTACCCGAATCACGGCCGGGGCATGTGGCCCCGCGATGTCGCCCTGAAGACCCTTCACGGCCAGCCTGACGCCCTGTGGACGCCGGATCTCCTCGCGTCCCACACCGGGTGCGGCCGAGTGCAGGCCAACCGCTTCCTGCGGACCTTCTCCCGCGAGGGGCTGATGGTGGCGGACGGCGACAAATTCCGGTTCGTCCCGCAGTCGGAGGAGGGCCGGTGAACGTGTGGCATCACAACCTCGGTGTCGCCGATCCGGGTGAGAAGCATCGGATCTATCCGACCCGGGCGCTCTTCACCGGCACGGGGGAGCTGGCTGACGTCGCCGACTTCACGCAGGCCCAGCATATCGAGGCCGTCGCCGTTCACGAACTGGGGCACTTCCTCGTGAACTGGAAACTGGGCGCCTACATGCGGTCGTTCAGCATCCGCGATGCCCCGTCGAACGTCATCCCGGACGCCGAGGTCTGCTTCAGCTACCCGGACACCGTTGACGCCCGTCGGATCCTGGTGGGCGGTGCGGCCGGTGAGCGGGCCTGCGACCGGTGGCTCCGCGAGGAAGGTCTGTGGACTCCGGCGCGGGCCGTGTACGCCGAGGTGCAGGGCCAGACCGACCGTCAGGACGCGCTGGCCGAGGATCCGTCCATCACGTTCGACGGGGGGCCGAACGACTACAGCCTCCTCCAGGATGAGGCGGACGGGCTCCTGGACGAGATGTGGCCGCTGCTGCGACGCGGCCTGCCCGGCTTCTGTGACTTCGTACGGCTGACCGGGGATGCGGCGTGCAGCATGCTGGGGATCAGGAACAACCCTGCGGTCTGACCGTGCCACTTGACCTAGGCCACTCGGGGGCCGTAAAGTAATAACCAGTTCAGGCGATTCCATCGCAGGAACTACTGCACCGAGGTTGATGCAACCTTCCTCGGCGTATGAGTCGATGCCGGAAGGACTTCTCACCCCTCCGGCTCGGCGGTGGCAGGTAGCTCAGTCGGTTAGAGCGCGCCTCTGATAAGGGCGAGGTCGAAGGTTCGATCCCTTCTCTGCCAACTGGACCGGAAGTCGCGGATGTCAGGCACGGCACGGATTTCCGGTCCGCCCTTCAGCACCCGCCCACACCTGGCACAGTCGGTGTGGGCGGGTGTCCAAAAGCCACAGAGGAGTTCGCGATCAGGCGCGCGGGGTTTGGGCACCCCGTTTCGCGAATTCCGCCAAGTCCCCCATGGCAGGCGGGGGCAGCCCGTGTTGTGTAATCGGCAGCACGCCATCTGGAGGGGTGGAGGTGCGGGTTCAAAGCCCGCCACGGGCTCTTGGGCAGGGGTGGAAGAAGAGTCCATTGATCCGCGTAGAAATCATGACCCCTGTAAGCGGATCTGGGTCAGCGTTGATTGCGCTGACAGCGCACGTATCCAAGCGGCCGAAGGAGGTCTGCTGAATCCGCCCCAGCGGAGGAGGCAGGCAGGTCCGGGAAACTGGGTGGTTCTCGGTGCCTCGCGGGTTCGAATCCTGTCCGTGCGCACGCAAAAGGAAAGGAGATGGAAACGGTGAGTGACTTCATCGCGATCGAGGACGGTCACACCTTCCTCTCCCGGGAAGAGCTGGACGAGTACCGCACTCAGAAGGTTCAGATGGCATCCGAGGAGGGTGATGGCTGAGCAGCACAAGCCGTGCAACGGCACCGGAGAGACGCAGACCGTGAACGCGGCCACGGGCGACGTGCAGAGCAACACCTGCCAGCCCTGCGGCGGCAACGGTACGGTGGCTTCTCCGCAGCACGGCGGCAGCAACAGGGGCTGAACGCCCTGCACTTGGGGGCCCTGCGGGGCCCCTTTGCCGTACTTCGAAAAGGAGACAAGTCGACATGTCGGCGGCAGTACTGTTCTACGGGTACAACCTGGGTGCTCCGGAGGACTCCGGCTGGGCGCTCAAGGTGGACACCCCTGACTTCAGGGCCGACACCGACTTCGAGCCCGAGTGGCTGACCGAAGCCGAGGCGGCCGATGAAGACCTCGTCGAAGCGATGCGCCGGGCCATCCTGATCGCGTCCGGTGTTCCTGAGAGTGAAGCCGTGGTGAACCGAGTCCCCGGACTCAGTCTCGACGACCTCCTGGCCAAGCGCTGCGGTGTCCGGCTGCTCACCTGCGGCCACTCCAACTCCCCCTTCTACGGCCTCGCCCTGGCCGACACCGTCCACCAGGCCGACGACTGGACCCCCAAGTGCATCGCCCCCACGGCGCGGTGCGCGAACCATGAGCCGCTGGACAAGGCCCTGGAGGCGCTGGACATGAAGCCCGCTCAGCGCCACCCCTCCTGGATCCTGGCGCCGGAAGAGTTCTAAATAAGGTTGCGATCCCGTCGCAGGATCCCGTAGTCTTTTTCTTAGCACCCGGTGTGAAGGCAACGGTTACTTCTTCTGCAAAAGGAACCCAAACCGTAGCCGCTTCGGTTAACCGGGGGCGTCAACTTCACAGTGGTTCTGGAGTCGTTCGGTGTGATAGTGACGGTTACTTCACCTCTGGAGTGAGTAGTCCGGTTCAAATCCGGCGACGGCGAAAGCCCGGTAGTGTAACGGCAGCACGCTAACGTTCCCGTTGCGACTTGGTTAACCGGACGGCCCCAGAATCACTGTGATGATGTACGCAGACAAACCGGCTGGTGTGTAAGCATCAGTTACTTCCGGTAATCTCTAGGTCGTTGGTTCGAATCCAATCCGGTGCCGAAAAGCTCCGGTAGCTCAGTTGGCAGAGCAAGAGACAAAATGTCACTGATGCGATTTGGTTAACCAGCCGGTCTGCCTGCGTACATAAGATGCCCCCTCCGCCCGGAGGGGGCTTTCTTTTTGATCGGAAACGGAGAAAGAACGTGACGACGTTGGCGATGACAGATCTTCGGATCCTGAACAGCGCGACGAAGTACCCGGAGATCCTGACCTACCACGCACTCGGCGAACGCGGTCGCCTCACCGACAGCCTGACGGCGACGTTCGACGGCCCCACGCTTCTCTTCGAGAAGGTCGACGGAACCAACATCCGGGTCATCAAGGACGGAACCGGCGACTGGATCATCGGCAGTCGCGAGGATCTGCTGACCGCCAAGGGAGACCGGGTGGCCAACAAGTTCGAAGGCGTCGTCGAAGCGCTGGGTGACCTGCCGGACCGTCTGCCCGACCCCTTCAACCAGGCTCGCGTGTACTACATGGAGGTCTACGGCGGCCGGATCACTGGCAACGCGAAGAACTACTCGAAGTCCGGAGCGACGGGCTTCCGCATCTTCGACGTGGCGACCGTGCCGCTGAACCTCTTCACCCACTGGACCCTCGACCAGGTGTCCGGCTGGCGCAAGCGGGGGGGCCAGGAGTGGTTCCCCTGGGACCAGGTCCAGGCGCTCGTCGGAGGGCTCGACGGCATCGAAACAGTCCCCGAGCTGGGCCGGTGCGACGCCACCGAACTGCCGACCGAGCATCAGACCACGCTCGACTGGCTGGAGCGCAAAGCCCCGAAGACGCGCTGCGGCCTGACCGAACAGGGCCCGGCCGAAGGCATCGTGCTGCGGTCGCCCGACCGCTCGCAGATCGCCAAGGCCCGCTTCCAGGACTACCGCCGCACCCTCGGCATCAAGTGACAGCGAACGGACCGGTCATCCCGACCGGAAAGGAGAACTGAGACATGGCCCGCTTCAACACCAAGACGACCCAGCCGAAGGCGAAGGCCCCGGTCACCGGCACCTCTGTGAACCACGAGGGCGGCACGGGCTACACCCTCCCGGAGAAGGGCGAACTGTTCAACCTCGCCACCGTCAACTTCGTCGGCCAGGACACCTTCTACGAGAAGGGCAACGCCCGCGACGCCCGCTACAACGGACTCGTCGAGAGCATCGCGGTCGCCGACTGGCCGTGGCTGCACGGCATGCTGCCGTGGCTGCGCTCCGACGCCAACATCCGCACCGCCTCCCTCACGGGCGCCGCGCACGCCGTGCACCGCCGTCTGGAGGCCGGTCAGTACGACGACAACGCTGCGCTGGTCGACTCCGTCATCCAGCGCGCTGACGAGGTCGGCGAGTTCGCCGCGTACTGGCTCGCCACCTTCGGCGGCGTCATGCCGAAGCCGGTCAAGAAGGGCCTGGCGATGGCGATGCGCCGTCTGTACACGGCCCGCAACGTCCTGAAGTGGGACTCGGGGGCGCGCGGCATGCGCTTCGCCGACGTCATCAACCTGGTTCACCCGAAGCCGCGCGACTCCGAGCAGGAGGCGCTGTGGAAGTACCTGCTCGACGAGCGCGGCCACAAGGACGGCGACGTCAACACGGTGCCGATGATCGCCACCCGCAAGCGGTGGTACGACGAGTTCTCCGACGAGCAGAAGCTGGCCTCGCTCCGCGACGGCTCGGCGTTCCGCGACTTCGGTCTCACGTGGGAGAACGCGTCGTCCGAGCTGAAGGGCCGGGTCGGCGAGAAGGTGCTGTGGGAGGCGATGGCTCCGCACCTGCCGTACATGGCCGCCATCCGCAACCTGCGCAACATGGACGAAGCGGGCATCTCGTACGCCACGGCCAACAAGCTGGCGGCGCGGATCGCGGACCCGGCGGAGGTGGCCAAGTCCCGGCAGCTCCCGTACCGGTTCCTGTCCGCCTACCTGGCGGCGCCGAGCGACCGCTGGAAGGGTGCACTGGAGGAGGCCATCAACCTCTCCCTGAAGTCCGTTCCGGAGCTGCCGGGGCGCACGCTGGTTCTGGTCGACACCTCGGCGTCGATGAACGGCATGGGCTTCTCGGCGAAGTCGAAGGTCACCCCGGCCATGGCGGCGGCGATCTTCGGGTCCATCCTGGCCCAGCGGAACCCGGGCCGGGTCGAGCTGTACGGTTTCGCCAACGGCGTGTTCAAGCACGACGTCAAGGCGGGCCAGGGCGTCCTGTCGGCGGCTCAGAGCTTCGTCCGCCGCATCGGCGAGGTCGGCCACGGCACCGAGATGACCGCGTCCGTCCGCCGGGCGTTCGCCGGTCACGACCGCGTGTTCATGATCAGCGACATGCAGTGCTTCGCGGACTCCGCCGGTCGCGGCTTCGGCGACGGAGGGTACGGCAGCAACCCGGTTCCGGTGCCGGACGGCACGAAGGTGTACGGCGTCAACCTCGGCGGCTACGCCAAGACGGCGATCGACAGCCGAATCAAGAACCGGTTCGAGTTCTCCGGGCTGACCGACCAGGTCTTCCAGCAGATCCTCGCGCTGGAGGCCGGGTTCGCCGAGAAGTGGCCGTGGGTCGCGTAACTGGCGAACTGGCAAGAAGACCCTTCCCCTCGGGGAGGGGTCTTCTCGTTTTCGGGGACCAATCTGCGCTAGAATTGGTGTAGTTGGAGAGGGGAAAACATGGCCGAGAGGGAAGATCCGATCGTGACCGCCTTCGATGAAACGAAGGCGTTGTGGCTCCTGATGAATCGGGATACCGAGGGGGCCCGGCAGGTCATCGACGAGATGGACCATGAGGAGAAGTCGCTGCTTGCTCGACAGCTTCGAGAGCTTCACCGGATGATCGCGGAATCAAGTGCCGGGCGACGGCCCGAACCGGGGAAGGGCAGTCGGTGAAGGCCGTCAGTGGGCACTGGTTCCGGGCGGACTATAGCGACGAGCCGTGCCGCTTCCCCGATTGCGGGCGCCCGCAGGATGAGCACGTGGAGTCCTGCGGCGAATGGATGGATCCCCGGCACGCCTTCCGCCCCACCCTGTCCAGCCGGAATGGCTTCCGCTGCTCCCGCTGCGGGCGTCGCTGGGGGCACTCGACACACTTCGGAAGCCGGAAGAACCGGTCCTTGTGGTGGGACCGATGGAACGGCTTCTGGGACACGGTGAGGAGAAGGAAATGAAGAACCGGACCATTCAGCTCGGCGGCGAGACCTTGAAGCCCGGCGACACCGTGGTGGTGTTCACGGCTAGCGGCGGCAGGTCGGAGCGGCCCATCACGAGGATCGGCACCAAGCGGATCTACCTCGACGGCTATGGCAGCGAGGTCGCCTTCGAGATCGACACCCGCAAGGAGGTCGGATACGTCGCCGGGTACATCCCGCACTTCAAGACCCACAAGGAAGTGGCCGCGATGGACCGGCGCCGGGATCTGGTGCTCAAGCTCCGCGAGTTCGGCCTTCAGCCCGTGGACGGCGCACTTGGCGACCTTGGGCAGCACTCGGACGAAGCCCTGGAGGACGTCCTTGCGGTGCTGTTGAAACACCGCAACACCAAGAACTGACAAGGCAGTTGACCCACGGGGGCCGGTTCCTGATAGACTGGCCTAGGCCGCACAGGGAGGGAATGCCATGAGGATCATCCGGTATCTCGAAGCGAGTGACGTGGCGCGGTTCCTCGGCGTGAAGTGGAACGAAGTGGTCGGGTGGTCCAACAGTCCCACCGCGAACTTCCCCCTCCCTGTCGCAGTCCTGGGCCCCCGGGGCAACAAGCCGCTGTGGACTCTGGACCAGATCCCCATGCTGCGTGCATGGCTGGCGGCCCGGCTGAACCTCAGCGACCCGGCCTCCCACTGGGAGAGAGTCGACCGGGGCGAAGAGCAGCCGGGCGGCCACCAGGACCAGATGGCCATGTTCTGCGTGGATTCGCTCGCGAACGAAAAGGAGCCCCAGGGCGGACTGTTCTCCGTCCCGTAAGGGGGCTGAAACGGAAAGGTAGAAGGACGACGTGACCGATTCGCGTCTCGATCAGCACCTGGTGATCCACGACCTCAGCGCCATGACCCTGGCGGCGGCCCTCGGAGCGCTCGTCGCTCTGGTCTCGGGGTCGATTCTTCTGGGACTCGGCACAGCCCTACTCTTGTCGGCTCTGGGCATCGGCCTCATGCGAGTGCGACCCTTCCGCTGCGCCGTGAACCGGCTGGCCACAACCACCAAGGGGGACAGCCAATGAGCCGCCCGCAGACCCCGCCTGTCAATGCGTTCGCCGAGACATCGGCGCTGTACGCGGTGCTGGAGGGAGACGACGTCGAGGCCCGCCGCATCGTGAGTGACATGCTCCCGAACGAGCGCGCCGAGTTCGCCGCCCAGTTGGACCGCCTCCGGGCCATGCTCACAGACCGGTTCGGCAACGACATCCCCTCCGAGGCCCAGCCGCGCGTGCGTGTACTGGACGACGAAGGCCGCTTCATCGCCCGGAACGGCCAGTAAGGAATCCCAGATGATCGCCGACCTGGAGGCACTGCCGGAACGTCCGGCCGACGACGACCTGCCTTCCGACATGGACTGCGTGTACGCCTTCGATCATCCCGAGGAGTGCAGGCGTCCGGGTGTGGTGGTCGACTGCGCGAACTGCATCCGACCCTGGGGCCCCGACCCCAGGAAGGTCCGGATGTGGACCCCCTGCTGCGGTCGGGTCAGGCAGAGTCTCCGTAGCGGGGACAAGATCTCTTGCCCGACCTGCGGCTGGGAATGGAGGGTGTTCCTGCTCGGCTGGACCAGCCGCATCGTGTCCCTGGGTCCGCGACCGCGAAGGAAGAGGAAGACATGCCCCGAGAGCACATAGAGCCGGATGCCCGTGCCGAGATCCTGCGCGAGCTGATCTCCGACGCGACGTCCGAGACGCCGCGCACCATGGAGGACGGAGCCGACCAGCAGGGGGCCGTCCGCTTCCTCCAGCGCAAGCTGAACGAACTGGAGACGCAGGTGATCACGGGTGACTGAGCAGAAGAGCGGACGGTGGAGTCATCTCCGGCCGGACGTCACGGATCTTCCGTCGGACCAGTTCTTGAAGTCCATGCTCCCGACGGTGACGCTTCGGTGCCTCGACGAGGTGTCCGCCCAGCGCGTGGTGAACGAGTTCCCCAACCGTGATCGCGGCGGCCAGACCAACACCATGAAGCTCGACGGAGGCACCGTCGTGATCACGTACGCCGACAAGAGGTGGCCGTACGACATCGCCGACTGGGCCGGTGAAATGGGCCTGGCTTCCGACTCCGACTCCGCGAGGGTGATCGCGTGCCTCTGAACGATGTACCGTCCCTGCCCGACGCTACCCCGAGGAACGACCGGGGCTTCCTGGTGTACGGCGGCGCCCCGGTCAAGACCGACTACGGGCACGAGGTGCGCATCCAGGAGTCCTCGGCCGCGAGCGGTCCGAAGGTGTGGATGTTCGTCGGAGACAGCCCGTTCGTCGAAGGGCATGACCCGCACTTGAGCCCGGTGGACGCGATCGAGATTCGCGACAGGCTCACCCAGTTCATCGACGGCGTCACAGAGCGCTGGACCAACGGTGAGCAGTTCCTGGAAGAGGCGTACCAGACCATCGCCGAACGCCGGAAGAACAGCGAAGGACTCGGAAAGGGATGAGCAACGTGCTGAGCCACGAGGAGAAGGCCCGGGAGACGCACCCGAGGGCCAGCGACTTCCGCCCCGCGACCCGGCTGGGGAAGGTGATCGGATGGACGTTCCACGTCCCCCGTGACCCCAACAAGGACTACGACCACGACGGCTTCTCCTGGATGGACCTGGAGGGCAACGTGACCAGCGACACCTTCAGCACGCGCCACGCGGCGCAGGGGGTCCTCAAGGGATATCTCCGGATGAAGCGTCAGACCCCCGTCAACCCCCTGGAGAAGCGCGCATGAAGACGCTTCGGCCGTATCAGGAAGAGGCTGTCGAGATCCTGGCCGAAGGCGGCCTCAACGCCTCTGGTCTGGGGGCAGGCAAGACGCTGATCAGCGTCGAGACGTGCCGCCTCCTGAACCTCGGCCGGGCGCCGCGCATTCTCGTCGTGGCACCGATCACCACGCTGCATCAGTGGGAGGAGACGTTCGTCGAGCAGTTCCCCTCCCTGGGCATCAAGAACCTGGTCCACGTCGTCGGCACTCACCACAGGAACCCTGAGACCTGGTCGCTCATGACCAAGAAGCGGCCCGGGGTGTACATCATCGGCTGGGAGGCGATGCACGGAGCGGTTCCCGAGGAGCTGCGCCGGGCGGGATCCAAGGGGAAGAACGCCAACCGCAAGAACCCCGAGGTCACGCAGGACGCCGTCCGGAAGGCGATATCCAAGGGCTTCGTGCCCCCGTGGACCCGGACCGGCACCTGGGACATCGTCATCCTCGACGAGGTGCACCGGGCCTGCAACCGCAAGGGCGTCCCGCATCACGTCCTCAAGCTCATCAAGGCCCACCGGAGGCTCGGCCTGTCCGCCACCCCCGGCGGCAACCACCCCAAGGGGCTGTGGGCGGTCCTGAACCTCCTCTGGCCGGAGAAGTACTCGTCCTTCTGGGACTGGGCGAACGAACACTTCTACGTCACCGAAGAGGTCATCAACCGGGCGGGCGCCACCAAGCGTTCGATAGGGGGCGAGCGGCGTCCCGGCAGCGTGTGGAACGACATCCCCGCAGTGGTGCGCTTCCGAACGGAGGAGGTCTACGACCAGCTTCCGCCTGTCATCGAACGGACCGTGTCAGTTCCGATGACCCCGGAGCAGGAGGAGCAGTACCTGGACTTCGAGGAGCAGTGTCTGGCATGGCTGAGCGATCAGCCGGTGGCCACGCCGCTCCCCATCGAACAGCGCATCCGGCTGCGCCAGGCGGCCCTGGGGACACTCAAGGCCGAGGAGGCGGTACGCAGGATCTCCTACCGGCTCTCCCGCTCCGAGAGGGCGATCGTGGAGGCGTGGAGGGAGTACCAGGGCGACCACGCGGGCGCGGCCCGAAAGGACTTCTTGCGGGTCTACAACGGCAAACTGGCCCGAGGGGAGCGGCACCTGTTGGAGGACCGGTTCCACCGGATTCTGGAGAAGCAGCTCAAGCTGGACCAGGGGGTCGAGTTCGAAGAGTTCGTTCTCGACGACCTGGACATCGCCTACGAGGAGGGGGCCGACCAGCTCAAGCTGGAGGCCGTCAAGGACATCCTCGCCGACCTGCCGGACGGTGAGCCTCTGCTGGTGTGGACCCACTCGGCCAAGTGGGCGCGGATGGCGGAGAAGAAACTGGGGTCTCAGGCCGTGGCCTGGACGTCCGGCACCACCGCTGCCCGGCGCGAGAAGATCAAGGACGGATTCGGGACTCAGTGGCGCGTGCTCATCGCGCAGCTCCAGTCCCTGTCCACGGGCGTGGACTGGCTCAAGCACGCCTGTCGCTGCGAAGTGATCGCTTCGTGCACGGAAGACGAGGTCATGAATCAGCAAGCCGAGGGGCGTCTGCACCGACCGGGGCAGAAGTCCCCGGTGCAGCGGTGGCGGCTGGTCACCGGAGGCACGATCGATGACGACGTGAACCTCAACAACCTGGAGAAGCGGGCCCGGATGGGCTCGATCTACCAGGACAACGTGAAGACGGAAAGGAGAGAGGCGGCGTGAGCAGCTACACGAGGGAGCAGGTGGAGGAGGGCTTGGAGCAATATGAACCCTCCGTCGAAGGAGGTAACAAGTTCTTCTCCGTGGACCTGACCGAAGGCGAGTCCGCCTGGAATCCGGAAGGCGACACCTACGACGGACCCGGTTCCGTTACGTACGCGCTATACGGGAAGAGTCGTGCCCTTTGTGCGACCTTCAGCCCCATCGACAGCATCTGATTGTGGAGTCATGACGCGCATCAAGCGCAACCCCAAGAGGTGCCGCAGGTGTGGGTGGATCAAGATCTTCACTCCCCTCGGATCCCAGTGCGGTTGCACGTACTGAAGGAAAGGAGAGAAACGGCGTGAACGACCTGAGTGCTCTCGCGGCCCGGTTCCTGGATGTCCTGGCGGAAGCCCAGAAGGAACGTCCGCAGCGAGACGGCCTGATCGAAAGGGCCGACGGTTACCCCGAGCTGGAGTGGGCCGCCTACGAACGAGGCGTCATGCAAGCGGAGGTGAACCGGGTCCGGGCGAAGGGCGGGCGTGAGCCGATCCCGCTGGCGCTGGTCGAGCGGGTGGAGAGCCAGGCGGCCGGTCACTCGGACTACTCCTACAAGTTCGCCCTGTACTGCGCCGAGCTGGCTCTCGGTGTGTCACGACAGACGTACTGACGGAAAGGGAAGGAGCGGCATGAAGATCTACGAGGTTCTTCTGCGGGTCGAGGCGGACAGTGACGTCACGGCCACGCGCATCCGTGATGAGATCTACGACGCGTGCGGCGACGTGCCGTTCGGGTTCGACGTCGAGACGGTCGACCCGAAGATGGTCTCCCTCGCGGAGGTCGACCGGTTCGCGGAGCGGGCGCACATGGGCCAGTTCGACAAGGGTGGCGTGCCCTACGTCGAACACGTGCGAGCCGTGGCTGCCGGGCTGGAGCCGTTCAGCACCCGGCTCCAGATGGCGGGCCTGCTGCACGACGTGATCGAGGACACCGAGTGGACCGCCGAGACTCTGCGGGCGGCGGGCGTCGAGAGCCGGGTCGTGCGGATCGTCGAGCTGGTCACCAAGGAGCAGAGCGAGTCCTACATGGACCGCATCCGCAAGATCTCCCAGGATCGCGAAGCGACGCTCGTGAAGATCGCGGACAACGCGCACAACAGCCGCGCGGACCGGGCGGCAGCACTGCCCGACGGCAACCGCAGCCGCCTGGAGCGGTACCGCAAGGCCCGCGAGATCCTGTGGGCCGCCGTGAAGCCGGAGGAGGTCGAGGAGATCATCTCGATCGTCAACCCGGACCTCCTGGCCGAGTACCGCCAGTACCTTCCGGGGTGGAACTGGTGAGGAGCTGAAGGGTGAAGTGGTACGACGACATCTTCCGTGATCCGGAGATGGCCAGGATCGATCCGTTCGGGTACGGCATGGGGCTCGCCCTCGGGTACGTCATCATCCCCGCCGTGCTGCTCGGACTGGTTCTGTACCTGGGCTACCTGGCCTGGGTCAGCCGTCGCCAGTGAAGGAACAGATCCGCCCGGAGTTGTATCGCGCGATACAACTCCGGGCATCCCGGAAAGGAGAACGTGATGGGTGACAACACCGCACTCGGTGACCGCATGAAGAGCTACGAAGCCGTCCAGAGGACCGTCCTGCCGCGCCGGACGTATACGCTGATGCGTCTCGACGGCAGGGCCTTCCACACCTACCTGCGGGGCGCCGACAAGCCCTTCGATATGCAGTTCATCAAAGACATGGCCGCCGTCGCCGAGGCTCTGTGCGCGGAGATCAGCGGCGCCGTGTTCGCCTACACCCAGTCGGACGAGATCAGCCTGCTGGTCACGGACTTCGCGTCGCCCCAAACCCAGCCCTGGTTCGGCGGGGTCACGGCCAAGATGCTCTCCGTCTCCGCATCGCTGGCCACGGCCGTACTCAACGAGCGGCGCCCGGGAAGACGTGCGCTGTTCGACGCCCGGGTCTTCACCCTGTCCGACCCGGTGGAGGTGGCCAACTACTTCCTGTGGCGACAACGCGACGCGGTCAGGAACTCCATCTCGATGGCGGCCCAGGCGCACTTCTCGCACAAGCGGCTGAAGGGCGTCGACAGCGACGGCATGCAGGAACTTCTGTGGTCCGAGGCGGGCGTCAACTGGAGCGAGTACCCCGCAGAGTGCAAGCGGGGCAACGTCTCGGTCCGCAAGGTGGGCGAGCGTCCGGTGGAGTACTTCGACAAGCGCATCCAGGAGACGGTGCAGACCGTGGCCACCCGTTCGTGGTGGGAGACGACTCCCGCGCCGCACTTCACGCTGAACGCGGACGGCTGGCTGACTGAGGTGATCCCGCCCCTTCCCCGCCTCGGGGAATGACCGGGAAGAACGGGGTGGCCCCGGGTGGCTGCCCCGTTCGATACAGTCACGCGCACAAGAAAGGGGGAGGGTGAGATGGGTAAGGACAAGAAGCCGTCGCCGAGAGTGCGTCGGGCCGCCGAAACCAACGAAGCCGTGGAACGGATCATCGCGTGTACGGCCCGTGCGGCGCGAGATCTGGCCGACATCCCGCAGGCCAGCGAGAACGTGCGCAGACTCCGCCGGGGTGAGCCAGCCCAGTGGTCTCGTGCACTGATCGCCCACTATGGCGCCGAAAGCATCCTCCGAGTTAACGATCACGTGGCCCGGAATGCTGTGGTGGACCTGTGGCGACAGCAAGGCCGGATCGCCTATGACCTCCACCCAGAGATGGCGGCCCAGCTCCACCGAGCTGACCTCAAGGGCAAGCTGCCTGGCGGTCTGTTCAACCGGTTGCCTCACATCAATCCACTGATCCCGCTGCCCCGGCCGTGGCCGTTCCGCTCCACCCACAACGGGTTGATCCGGGGCTACTTCATCACCGGCCTGATCGGGCGGGAGGCGTTCTGCCCCACCATCGATCCGAACCGGGTGGGACTGGGGATCATGCCGTGGATCGAATGGGAAGATGCCGACCCTGACAACTACATGGAAGTGGCAACGCCCCTGTTCGTGCTGCCCAACACCGATGATCCGTTCACCCTGGAAGACGTGCTGGATCACACGGGCACCTGGCACAACTCGGTCGCGCAGGGCGGCGAGATGAAGTTGGTCCGACAGATTCTGCCCGGCCTCATATCGATCCTGATGTATCTGTGCTGTGACAACCGGGATGTGCGAGAACCCATCGACCGAGGACCGGGGGCAAGTAAGCGGAGCAAGGCGGCGCCTCCACGAGACCCGTTCTGGGTCCAGGTGGGATGGCACATCGGCCCCAAGCTGCACGCCACGCGAATGCTCGCCCAAGGCGGCGGCCGGATCCGCGACGGAGTCTCGGTACCGTCGGGCGTCGAGTACGGTCCGCAACACCGCGTGGGTCACTACAAGTGGGTGCGCCATGGGCCGGGTCGCTCGCAGCAGTCGTTCAAGTGGATCGATCCGTACTGGACGAAGTTGGACCTGCTGGAGCAGATGCGGGCCGAGGGCCGCGAACCTGGCACCGGGATCATCCCCGTGGATCCCCAGCGGGGGGACCCGTCCAGTCACCGCGACGTGAAGCTGTCCAACCTGGGGCGGGCCAAGGAGAAGGAGATCCGCGAACGCGAGGCCCAGCGGGCGAGAGAAGACGACTGGGACTGGTGATCCCGAAGACGAGCGAGGGGCGGACCAGGCGGTCCGCCCCTCAGAGTTGTATCGCGCGATACAGGTTCAGCCTGTCGGAGTTGTATCGCGCGATACAGGTTCGGGTTCCACCCCCAGCTCGGCGAAGATCTCCTTGGCCACCAGCAGAGCGATGTCAGGCTGAGCGCGAGCCACCTCCCGGACCAGCCGGGCGTCGAAGGTGCCCGGCTTCGACTGGAACCGCAACACAGGAAGGTCCGAGCCCGAGCTGGGCAGCTCCTCGTCGCCCTCCGACACCTGCCTGTCGGGTTCGTACCCGAGCTGCCTCCGGATCTTCAGCAGGGACGGAGCACTGGTGTCCCCCCATCCCATGGCGGTCGTCCAGACTTCCCGGACCGCCTTCTGGCCGAAGTTGGTCAGCACCGGAGCGAGAGCGTCGATCTGCCGGACGCCCAGCTTCCCCACGTCGAGTCCCGCCAGGGCCTCACGGATCGGCTCTTCCTTGGTCATCCGGTACGCATGCTGCCGGGACACCTTCACGATGCGCAGCCACGCCGACCACGACCGGCACTCCTTGCCGGTGTCGGGGTCCTTGCAGGCCCTCCAGGACTCCGTTGCCCACGCCAGCCGTACCGCAGGACCCGCGTACTCGAAGTACGTCGTGAGGGTCTTCTTCTGCATCGCCTCCAGTAGAGCGTTCGCCGCGTACAGGCGCTTCTCGCAGGCAACGATGACCTCGGCAGCTTCCCCGGTTTCCGGCAGCTCGGCCGTCAGTATGTCGCGTACGGGGGCAGGTACCAGATCGGCCAGCGTGGGGGACGAGACCTGCTTCGGCATGGCCGCCTTCACGGAGTTGCCGTCGCCCGCCTCCTCCGCCAGCGTCTCGCGCGTCACTTCGATCGGCCCATTGCCGGTCGGAGGCAGCATGCCCCGGGGGACCTTGACCGACGTGCCCCCGTCGGCCTTTCCTCCGACGACCTGACCCTTCCTCATCGTGCGGCCATCTCCTTCAGCAGTTCATCCAGCTTCGGCTGCGTCATGATGTCGAGGGAGCGCACCTGCTCGGCGGTCAGAATCTCTCCGTCGAGCAGCATCGGCACGTGCTCCTCCATCTCCCGCTTGGTCATCAGGCCCGCATTGAGAACCTGTGCAGGCGACAGAATCTCCGTCTCCAGGAGGAGGGGCACCAGCCCCGCCAGCTCGTCCCAACGGGGCTGGTCCGGGTCCTGTACAGGGGATCCCTTCATCCTCGGGATTCGGCCGAACGCCCGCTTGTACGCCGTCCGCATGGGGATGTCGGTGTCGAGCAGGGGATACGGCTCCTGCCGGTCGTCGTCCGGGTCGTCCCAGAGCAGGACCGCGCGGCTCTCCACCTTGTCCCGGCTGTTCTCGCAGCGGCTCAGCACGTAGTAGAAGGCGCAGCCGTAGGGGTTGAGGGTGGCAGCCATCAGGGCGGCATCGCGCGTTTTGGGGGCCTGCTCCAGGTCACCCTCGTCGGGGCACAGGGGTACGAGCAGCTTGTGCGCGCGCCGGACGGCGCTCTGGAAAGCCCCGATGTTGCCGCCTCCGACATCGACGAGGACATAGTCGACGTCTCCGCGCGCCACGACCTTGTCGATCTCCTCGTGCAGCGTGTCGAAGGGATGCCGGATGACCTCGATGTCCCATTCGTACTTTCGCTGACGGGCCTTGACCGGCCAGTTGGAGCTGGTCTGCGATCCCGAGTCCGCATCGAAGACGACGACGCGGTAGCCGAACACGGTGCGCAGAATCAGAGCGATGAGCATGGCCAGTCGGCTCTTGCCGGTGCCGCCCTTCAGGGCGCCGACTGCGTAGACGCGCGTCTCCGCTCGCTCGCCCTGACGGGGCGCGACGAGCTTGGGGGTTGTCATGGGGGTCCCTTTCCGAGTACCGGCCCCGGTGATCCGTTATCACGGAGCCTGGGGAAGCACCACCCAACCACCTCAGCGGCTCGAAGAACAAGCTGGACAGGCAGCAGACTTGCTCATCAACACACGAAAAGACGGACCCCGGCACCGGGGTCCGTCTTTCATGCGATCGTTTTCAGGAGGGATACGAGGAAGGTGTCCGGGGGCCGAGTGGCCTCCTTGGCGTCATCTCCCCGAGCTGAACTTGCCGAGTCGTCCGGTCTGGGTTCGCTCGTCGACTCGCCAGGTTCCGGAGAAGGAGACGGCGGTGGTTCTTGAAGTACGCACTCGTACTTGGGTTCCGGGTCCGTAGGGCCCGTCGTCCGGGTGCAGGTGTACCTGTTCCCCTGCGGGTCCACATACGTCCACTCGTACGGGGGTTCACCCGGATCCCCCTTCTCGCCGTCCTCGCCGTCCTTGCCGTCCCGCCCCGGAGCCCCTGTCGCATCCTGACCAGCCGGACCCGGTGGACCGGGGACTGTGGAATCGGCGCCCGGCGCACCGGAGGGGCCTGGGGATCCTGGCGGCCCGGCAGGGCCCGATGGTCCGGGGCTGGGCGTGATGGTCGGAGCGGGCTTGCCGGGGCGTCCGGACGGGCCAGGAGGCCCAGAGGGGCCGATGACCGTCCGACCGTCAGCACCCTTCGGTCCCGCTATCGGCGTGCCCCCCAGATCCTTCACCTGTTCGGCAAGCAGGGCCCGGTCCCGGTTGACCTTGTCCAGACTGTCATTGGCCCTGGCCAGGTTCTGGGACAGGATCAAGAACGCCGTGACTACGGCGGCCAGCGCCCCCGTCGCCAGAGCAATCGCCACACCGGCCGCCACGTTCCCGCGCTTGCGGCGTATTCGCGCCTCCAGGCGACCGCCAGGCTTCGCGGTTTTCACGGGTTCCCTCCTGAGACAAGGAACAGAATCACCGGGATGCAGAGGCCGAGGAAGGGGATGATGACGCTTGCCACGAGCCACCTCCGGGTCTGGGTGACCCGGTTCGCATCCTGAGTACGCTGTTCCCCGAGAGCCTGGATATCCCTCTCCTGTTTCGCCGCCAGTTGTTCGACGGCTTTGGTGAGGTCGATGATGTCCTTGGCCATGGCCGCCTTCTCGACGGCGTAGACATCGGCCGACACTAGCTTGTCCAGGCGCTGGTTGATGGCTTGCATGTCCTCGCGGACGTCATCACGCAGCGCTCGGATGAGTCGCCCTAGCTCCCCCAGGGACGGCTCGTCTATGTTCACGGTTCACCCCCGGTGGAGCCCAGACGGGCAGGCAGTCCAGTTGCACGCAAAGGGCAGCGGCCCGCCGGGATTCGGGCCGCTGCGCTCGTCAGGCTGCCTTGGTCAAGGGCTGGGGGCCCTTCTGCTCCAGGGGAAGAACGGTGACCGGCGGGGTGACCTGCGGGCGCTCGACCACGGCGAGGACGGCGGCGACGAGGGACATCCATCCGGCCTGCGCCTCACTGGACATGTCGAGACCGAAGCCGACGAACAGGGCCAGAAGGGCGGACGCGAACTGCATGATGGCGGCACCGACAGCGCCGTTGCGCAGAATCCATGCCGACGCCACGGCGACCGCGCAGGACAGGACGGTGTTGATGAGCGTCTGCTGCGTCTCGCTCACGTCGAGGCCGTAGGCCGCCCCGAGCTTGAGCGCGATGGAGATGACGGCCAGGATGAGGACCGGCTCTCTGCCGAAGATCTTCATTGCATACCCCCTCGTGGGTTCAGGCGACGACGGTGAAGCCGTGCTTGTCGCCGAGCTTCGTGAGACTTTCCTTGCCCGGGATGCCATCGGCGGCCCCGCCGGGCTTCGTGGAGGCACCGGGGTACAGCTTGAGCTGCCACTTGCGGTACGCCTCGATCGTGGTGCTGCCGAAGTGACCGTCGCTGTACTTCTTGGCCAGCAGGCCCTCGTCCACCAATGCCGCTTCGACCGTCTTGACGCCGGAGTACGTGACCGGCTGACCCGACGCCGACGGGTTCTTGCGGGCGGCCTCAATGAGCTTGGAGAGGTCCACCTTCGGCTTGACCGGAGTCGGCAGGGGCTTGCCGTTCGGCACGACCAGTTCCTGCCCGACGTGGATCTCGTCCGGGTCCTTGATGCGATCCCGGTTGGCCAGGTACAGCGCTTCCGGCGTGACACCGAGCGCCTTGGCGATGCCCGACAGGGTGTCGCCGGGCTTCACGGTGTACGTGGTGCCGGTGGACGGCGGCGGCGTCGGCTTGTCCGGCGCAGAGGCGAGACGGGCACGGATGCGGTTGCGCATCGAGTCCATCGTGAACCCGCGCGGGTCGACCTTGCCCGGCTGCCACTCCAGGTGACCGATGACGGATCGCTCACTCCAGCCGTAGTGACGGCAGATCGCGGCGGCGACACGCTCGATCGCTTCGAGCTGCGCGGCGGGCCATGGATCCTTACCGTCTCCCAGGTTCTCGCATTCGAACCCGAAGAAGTGACGGTTTCCGTCCACGCTTGCCTGGTTGTCGGCGGGGAGATTCCGCTCTGCGATGACGGCCGAAAGTACGTCCGGGTCACCCAGGCCCGCGTGGTTGGCACGGCCGTAGCCAACCAGGTAGACCGTGCCGGACTTGGCGATCATGCCGTGGCACAGAGGACCGGGCAGCGAACTGTAGCCGTCCCGGACAATGTTGACGGTGTTGCTGGTCCCCTTGGTGACGGTGTGGTGGATCATCACACCGTTGACCGGACCCCAGGGTCCCTTGTGATTCCTGTTGTGCGTCTCCCAGTTGCCGACTTCGACTACTTCAACGCCCTCCTTCTTCAGGATGGCGATGAACGTTGCTGCGCTCATCGGCGTAGACAAGGCTTTCTCCTTCCTTCGACGAACACAGCTTCGCACGGATCTACGAACTTTCTGCTCGACAGATTCTCGTTTTTCTGCAAGACTGGTACCAGGAAAGGGGATTGAACGTGAACAAGAAGACCATCGCCGTCCTGACCGGAACCGTCATCCTGCCGCTGGCGGCGGTCGGATGTTCTGGCGGATCGAGCAAGACGTATTCCTACGAGGTTTCCGGCGTCGTGGAGGCCGCTCAGGTCGACTACGAGTGCAAGGGGGACCTGGACATGGAGGCCGCCTCCTTCGTGGTGGGCCGCGCCAAGCCGAAGCCGAAGAAGGCGGACTCGGGCGACAGCTCCAGCGACTCCGGGGACAACAAGCAGGAGGAGCCCGCCAAGAAGAACGTGGCCACCCCCAAGGCCCCGGCGAACAAGGCGCCCTCCAAGGCCCCGGCGAGCAGGACTCCGGCGAGCAGGAGCAAGGAACCTGCCAAGTCGGGCGGCGTGAAGCTGTCCAAGAAGCCGGACAAGCCGGAGCGCGTCACCAAGATCAAGCCCCCGAAGTACAAGCACAAGCCGAAGGGGTGTCACGAGGAGTACGAGCTGTTCGTGAAGAACCGCGAGGGTCTGTTCGAGCAGGATGTCCGCAAGGTCGACTACGACAACTGCCTGGACAAAGCGCGCGAACGCTTCCCGGCCTGCACGAAGAACTGACCTAGCAGCAACGGGCCGCCGTCCCAGAGACACACTGGGGCGGCGGCCCGTTGTCGTCGTTTACGGAGGAGGGAATCACATGGAACTGAGGATCAGCGTTCGAGGCGAGTTCCGCATCGAACCGCCGCTGAAGTGGTCGGAGATCAAGGCCAGCAGCTTCCTTCACACGGAGCAGGGCGGCTCCGGAATCACGGACCTGGTGCTCCAGGTGACATCGCAGGAGTACGAAACGGAAGAGGGGCTGAACACGGTCATAACCTGTGATCGCGCCGTGCCCTGGACCCACTCGCCCTACGACCCGGCGAACCTGCTGGAGAACGCGGAGGATCTGCGGGCCGAATGTGCTGGGCACAAGGTGACCGGCGAGATGATCCTGTACGACATGGAGCGAGTGGGGTACGTGACCAGGATCGTGATGGATGCCGAGGGTGTCCGCGAGGAGTGCGCACGGCTGGTGTGGCCGGACGGCGAGGAAGGCGAACCGCTGTACTACTGAAGTCCGATCTCTTGAGAGGGCGGGGTCTTATGGCTCCGCCCTCTTTGCGTACCGTCGGCTTCATGCCGACAGCGCCGATCTGGATGACCGAGCCGTGCCCTCGTTGCGGCATCTGCCATCCGCGCCATTGTCCGGACTGCCCGAACGATCCTCCATGCCCCGATCACGTCTGCTCCTGGCCGGAGGAAGAGGATCGGTAGTTTCACGAAGTCACAAGAAGTTACCGGGCAGTCACGCGAAAAGGGTTGGAAGAGACTCGAATTCCGGAAGAGAAGCTACCGAACGGTAACCTGCAAACCTCTTGGATAAGTAGGACGTACGGGCGTGAATGCCCCTTCTGGGGATGAACCGAAAAGGTATCTTGACCTGGGCAGTTGAAGAGAATGTCCCAGTTCGCCGCACTATGTGACGCCCGATTCACCCTGTCTTGACCGGAATCATCCACCGCCAGTCCAAGCGGAGCGCGCCCCAAGTTGGGTTGAATGTCCATATTCGCTGCGCTTCGCCCTCTGGGTCGAATCACAATGAATCGGACATTCAGAAGTGGCCTACCTTCGGATAGGCCATCCCTGATATGCTCGGCCTAGGCCAACTCGAAGACAGGTCAACAGGGTTGGCGTTTACGCAGGTCAGCGACAGGAGTCTCATGAAGGACAAACACGGCTTCCCCGCCCACTCCTATGCCTGCCGGAACAAGGAGCATCGCCCCGCCTGGAGTGTCGACGTGCGCCACGCCAACTACTCCGCTTTCAACGGAGGCCGCAGGACGCCGTCCGCCTACTCCCAGGTGCGCTGCGGATCCTGCGGTTGCGTCTGGCGCACCAAGGCGGCCTACGTCGACACCCTCCCGAACACCCGGACGAACGCGTGATCCTCATCGTCACGGGGTCCCGCGAATGGGGCGAACCGGCCCATCGCCGACTCGGGCGCGGAAGGGCTTCCGTCTGGGTTCCGCTCGACAGAATCCGCCTGCGACATGCCACTCCCGAGAATCCTCTGGTCGTCCGCAACGGCATGGCCAGCAGGGGCCTCGACTCCCTCGTGCACGAGTGGTGCGAAGAGTACAAGGACGAGTACGTCGTCGAGGACCCCAACCCTGCCGACTGGGATCGCTGGGGCTGGAGGGCAGGTTTCCGCCGCAACGGCAGCATGGTCCGCAAGGGCGCCGACCAGGGGCTGGTCTGGGCTGTTCCGTGCACGAAGGACTCCCCCTGGTGCCCACCAGGGCCCCACCCGACCCACGGCACCGCCGACTGTGTCGAGCAGATGCGCAAGGCGGGCATCCCGGTCTTCTTCTGTCCGAACGGGATGAAGTGGTAGCCGTGACGTAGACGGCAAAGAAAGGTCAACTTCCCTTGTTCGCCATAGATTCCAGGGCGAACTCCGGAAAGAACTTCGGAAAGGAAAGAAAGCCCCGGCTATCGTCGGGGCTTTCGAAGAAACGGAGCGCACCATGAACAAGGTCACCAAGTTCACCGTTCCCGTCGTCATCGGCTGGGGTCTCACGCTGGCCCTCGTCCCCACCGACGCCCATGCCGCGACCTCGATACGCAGCAAGGCGCTCAGCACCGCCGCCGCCCAGAAGGGCGACCCCTACCGCGACAGGGCGGCCGGGCCCAACGCCTTCGACTGCTCGGGCCTCACGTACTACTCGTACAAGAAGCACGGCAAGACGCTGCCGCGCACCGCCCAGGGGCAGTACAACAAGTCCACCAAGGTCAGCGCCTCGAAGCGCCAGAAGGGCGACCTCGTCTTCATCGGCCGCTCGTCCGGCTCGATCTACCACGTGGGCATCTACGCGGGCTTCTGGTCCGGCAAGGGCTGGATGTGGAACGCGAACTCCGGCAAGTACCGGGGCAAGAAGGTGGTGCTCGCTCCCATCGCCGAGTACACCAAGGGCACCCCGAAGGCGTACTACGGCAGGTTCAAGTAGATATTCGCCTCAGATTCCGAGGCGAATCAAAGTAGAAACTTTCGGAAGGGTGGAAACGTGATCGAACAGGTCGAGATCCCTGTGGGCGCCGAGACGGCCATCCGGTCGGTGCGGTGGGTCATCCAGTCCCGCGCGCACGAGGGTGACCCCTGGCGCACCGAGAACGACACCACCCCCGGCCTGCCCGGGGCCTTCGAGGACGGCGCCCGCAAGCTCCTGGACATCTACCGCAGGAAAGTGGGCCCGGAGCGTGAAAGCCGCCTCGTGAAGCGGACGATCGCCTGCTACGACGAGCCGGTGGAGGGCTGACATGGGGGTCAAGGACGACGCTGGGGACCAGGTCTTCGATCCGGTCGTGGACGAACTCCTCCAGGTCAAGGGCCAGATCGGCGAGGAGGCCATGCAGCGGATCCTCTCGAAGCTGGTCGGCGGCCTGCTGAGCCTGGGGTGGGGCAACGCCGACGGCACCCTCGGCGCCTACGAGGACGAGTCCAGCGTCGTGGCCGCCTTCGCCGAGCACAACGTCATGCTGGCCTGCATGTCCGAGAACGCCGAGCACGGCGGCGTGTGCGAGGAGAATCGGGGTCACTACCCCGACACCGATCACAAGGACTTCCGGGGCTGGACCTGGGGACATGAGGAGGAAGTGCAGTGAGCCTGTACGACAAGATGCTCTGTTCGGGCCCGAGCGGTTGCGGGCACCCGCGCCACCAGCACACCGGCACCCATGTGGAGGGGTCGAAGTCGGCCTGCCGCAGCAAGCTGGGGAACGGTCGGGCGACCTGTGCGTGCACCCGATTCAAGGAGGTTCAGGGCGCTTCGTCCGTTTCGAAGCGGCCCGTGGAAGCGTCGCGTGGCTGACGAGCGGCAGGTGCAGGCGGGCGACGCGACCGGCAAGCTCGCTCGCCTGCTGCTCGACCTGCACCGCTGCGAGCACGGCCGCCTGGAAGGGGATCCCTGCCTCGCATGCGGCGGCCCCTCGGCAGGCAACCGGCTCCTCCCGCCCGGCACCACGATCGGGCACACCCGGTACGGGGACAGGATCGTGGTGCCTCCCTGGGAGGACCACAACGACCCGCTGAAGTGGGTCGATCAGGGCTGAAAGTGGCCTGCTGAACAGTTCGAAAGACGGCCCACCGGGGACCTCCCGGTGGACCATTCGGAGAGGAGAAGAACATGGCAACGGACCAGCAGGCGCCCGCCTCGCGCAAGCGGCGGATCGGGCGCTCCGTAGAGGTGCAGCACGGCCGACGAGGCGTCGTCCTGATGCTTCGCCGAGGGCTGCACGGCGCCAAGAACTGGGTCCTGGAACCCGACGGAGACGGCCTTCCCCGGTCCCCGTGGACCAAGTTCCTTCGCGTGCTCGTCATCCTGGCACCGCTCTGGATCGTCCTCAGTGCGGCGACTGGCGGTCCCGAGCGGGGTGGTCACCAGGTCGGCCTCGGGCAGGCGATCCTGTCCGCCTTGATCGTGACCCTGGTGGGCCTCGGTTTCCTGTCCGCCCGCGAGCGACGGCTGGGACGTGAGGAGCCGTGGGCGGAACTGCCTGACATCGACACGTCCGGTGACGACGCAGAGTCGACGACTCTGGTGGACCCTGCGCCGGAAAACCCCACCGAGGTTCTGGAAAACGCGCAGGTCAGCGAAGCGGGGCCTGACGGCGAGGTGGTCACCCCGGGTGACATTCCGGACGAAAGCGATCATACGTCGCAGATTTCCCCGGAAACGGCCACTCAGGTGGTCACCGCCCCCCTCGCCGAGACCTCCCCCGAGGAGGTGAGTGAATCCCCTTTTGTGCAGGTCAACGAGGGTGACCAGCAGGTGGCCGAGCCCAGCGGCAACCCGGTCACTCCGGTGGACACCTGGGCGGAAACTCCGGTGATCAATCACCACAATTCGGATCCGTTCGAAGGGGACAACCCGACGGTTCCCCTCGTTCCGGCGAAGACCGGTGGTCACCCGGTCACCGTCTCCCTGGAGAAGGCGGTAAAACCGCAGGTCATTCCGGGTGACCAGGTGGACACCGCGCCGCTCGGGGGAGGTGTTGAACCGGTCGAATCGTTCATCACGGAAAGTGACGAAGACTCCGGAGTGAAGGATTCCGGAGGATCGGTCACCCTTGTGGGCACCCGGCCCGTGCAGGAAGTGCTGTTCCCGCAGGTCAACGCGGGCGACCGGGTGGTCACCGAGGTGGTCACCCCCCAGATGGCACTGCCTGGTCCGTACGAAGTCGCCGACGACCCGATGGCGGAGGACTGGTGGCTCGTCAAGCCGGACCAGACCGCCCCGGAGAGTGAAGAAGTCGAGCCGGTCGAGGCGCCCGAGGTGCAGCCGCCCGTCGTCGAAGAAGCGGCCCCGGTGGAGATCGCACCGGGTTCCGGTCTCGACCCTGCGGTGGTCCTGTACCGGGCCCTGCGGACGATGCCGAACGCGACGGAGGACGAGAAGGCGGCGGCGCGTGACGGAGCTGCCGAGTGGGCCCGCCGGGAGATCCGGGCCAGGCGGCAGAGCCAGCGGTCGGCCGCCGAGATCCTGGGGGTCAGCAAGACCACCGTGGCGAACTGGGTGGGCCACGATCCCTGGGAAGCAGTGGATGTCGGGTAGGCCACCCGCAGTGGCCTACCGAGAGGGGCGCCGGACATGGTTACGGCGCCCCTTCTGCGTACCCTGATCCCTGACACAGGCCATACGGAAAGGCACGGCGATGAGCGACACGACTTTCGACCGAAGCGTCCTCGGTTTCGAGGCCGCCAGGCTTCTCGAAACGCTCCTGGAGCGCGCCGGGGAGGACGGCCGGGTGCAGATCTCCACTGCGGCCCTCCAGAAGGCGTCTGGCCTCACTCAGGGCGCCCTGATACGGGCGCGTACCGAGCTGACCCAGCACGGCCTGCTGCGCACCGAGAGCGGCTTCTCGGCGAACGGGCTGAGGGGTGCCAACGTGTACTCCCTCGACCTGGTGGCGCTGGGGCCCGTTTCCTCCACCCTTCCGGACGGCGAACCGGTGCAGAACCGGACACACGAAGCGTCCGTAACGCCACTGCCTGGAGCTTCGGAGGTTCGTCCGGCTTCCGAGGGCGGCGACCGGGTCCGATCAGGGTTCCTCGCCCGTCTGTTCCGGCGCTCGCGGGCCTCCTGATCGACGAACGAGGCTTCCGTGTCGCTGGAATCCCTGGAACGAGAGCAGGCGATTCTGCTGTCGAATCGGACGAACCGGGGCGAAGCGATGCGACAAGAGTCAACGCATCCCCGCGAAGGGGGTCGAATCGGACAGAACGTTTTCTGGAAGGCGCGAACCCCGTTTTGCTTGACACGGCCTAGGCCATCTGGAAGAGTCATGCGCAACGCCCCTTCGCGGGGGTTTTCGGAAAAGGGAGAAGTGGAAAAGTGGCCGAGACGGTGAACGAGACGAAGCCGGAAAAGACGGAAACGAAGGGCCGCAGGAAGTTCAGTCCTCTCGTCCTCCTCGCGTCGATCCTCTCGCTGGGGTCGCTGATCTGGACGACCTACTCGCTCCTCGACTTCTTCCAGGACGGCGGCATCGACCCGGCGACCTTCGACTGGAAGGACGTCAGCATCGTCGGCCTCTCGGCGGCTGCCACGGCCGACATCGCATGGAGCCTGACGATGTTCGCCCAGTACCGGGGAACGCGCCTCATGGTCCGCAAGGCGTGGGGGAAGAAGAAGTTCGAGGTGGACATCCTCCCGGCCATCGGGTGGATCGAGGTGCTGTTCGTGGCGGCCTTGCTCTTCGCTCACGGCAAGGACGTCGGAGGTGGCGAGGCGGCGTTCGCGGCGGTCCTGCCGATCCTGACCAAGTTCTCCTGGATGGTGGCCCTGGCCGACCTGAAGGACCCCTCGGAACTGACCGAGGAGGAGAAGCAGGAGATCGCCGAGATGGAGCGCGAGTCCCGGCGCACGAAGGCGCGGATGGAGGCCACGGCCAAGAAGCACCAGGCCGAGATGGAGCAGAAGCGCCGGGAGAACGAGGCCAAGCTGGAGGACAAGAAGCTCGCGAACGAGATGATGCTCCTCGACAAGGAGGCCGACTTCAGCATCAAGGAGCTGGAGCTGCGCCAGGAGAACCGGCTCAAGGCCCTGGACATCTCCCTGAAGGCGGAACTCCGGATGAGCGAGCTGGACGCTCGGGCGCAGGTCGACATCAAGCGCGAGGACCACGACTGGGAGATGAGCCTGCGGCGCCCGCGCACGATCTCCGGACAGGTCATCCCGCAGCGCGGCCTGGCGCAGTCGTCCTCCATGCTGGAGATCGAGGGTGCGCAGCAGGATGTGGAGCCGGATTTTCTCGACCTGGCCAAGCTGGGTCTGAGTCCGGCCGAGCAGAGGCGGGCGCAGATGGCCCGTGACTACTACACGGCCGACGCCCTGCACAACGGCACCGTGACCAAGGCGGCCTTCGCCAAGGCCAACGGCATCAACCCGCCCCGCGTGACCGAAGCGACCAAGGACTTCCCGGTCGAGTGGTTCTTCGAGCACGGGCTGGCCACTTGGACGTCCCCCCAGGGCTGACAGTGCAACGTGGCCCAGAACACGGAACCCCCCTCTTCGGAGGGGGGTTCCTGCTTTTCAACTTCCCTGTAGCCTAGAGATGTTGGCACTTTTTGGAGAGGAGAGAGGCATGAGTTGGCGCATCGAAGCGTCCGGCGCGAAGGGCGCCAACCGAGTGACCATCGAACCCGTTTCTGACGACAGCCCCAACAGCGAGATCAAGCACGTTCGCATCCGGGTCACACCGCGAACCGGGGAGCTGCCGACCATGCCGTTCTTCCCGGAAGGCATGGTCTACACGGACCGGATCGGCATGGAGTACACCATCCTGTCCTCTCGGGTCAGAGAGGTGGGGGCCGACGACGGGGAGCGGTCCATCTGGGTCTACGACTACCTCGCGGCTATGGGGGCTCACACCCTGACGGGGCCCCGTATCTGAGCCGCACTTCGGAAAGGGAAAGGAACGTGACGATGAAGGGTGAGACGGCGGTGTTTCCGTCGTGATGGAGAAGGCTGTCATATGGGCCGTACAGAAGGCGGTCGAGGACGTTGACGACAGCGTGGCCATGGCTGCCTTGTTGGGTGCCGGACTGGACAGTGCGACGTTCGTGGCTCTCGGTGTCGACTCGAAGACTGCCGTTGTTGCGGGTGCCGCGACCGGCGCCGGGATGAAGATCTGCAAGAAGCTCCGGGAAGGGGAGAAGCAGTGACGGTCGACTGGTGGAGCACTCAACCCGCCGTAGAGCCGGAGAAGCAGGAGTCTGCCGACTCTGCACCCCCGACTCCGCCCCGCATGCCCGAGCTTCCCCCCGAGCCCGCGTCTGCGCCCTCGGCTCCGCCCGAACCGGTTCACGAGGCGGACGAAGAGGCGTCGTCGAAGCGGGCGCGCGGCATGGCCGTGAAGGTGATGGGCGGGGTCGTCGGGGCAATGGCTGTCGGTGCTCTGATCTTCAACGCCTCTTCCGGCGGTGGTGAGCAGAACCCCTCGACGGTCGCATCGGCCGAGCAGGGGGAAGAGCTGCCGCCTGCCGGGGGTGCGATTCAGGATGGTGACCTCCCGGCCGCCGGGGGCGGTCCCCAGTCGCCCCGACAGGAAGAGGGGCCGGTCCGGCAGACGCAGCAGCCCGTCCATCATGGAGTGACGCTCTCGGCCAGCCCTCACGGCAAGGGCAGCGTCGGCGCGGTCGTGAAGATCTCCGTTCGCAACGACACCGAGAAGCCGCTGACCCTGATGGCCACGCTGGTACGCGGTGACGGCAGGTCGGGCATCGTGGGCGAAGGCACCCTGGCGCCCGGATCCCGGGTTGTGGAGCCGGGAGGAACGGCGGAGGGTACAGTCGAGTTCTCCGCAGCGACGGCCCCGCACCAGGTGGCGCTCGTCGACCTTTCGGGCAACATCGTCGCCCTGAGCGCCGATGGCTGACCGAACGCCCCTGAGCGCCGAGGAGTTGCGGCGCATGGCGAAGTACCAGGCGGGTCTGATACTCGACTCGAACCTGAATCACTGGGAGCCTGAAGAGTTGATGGCCGAGCTGAGCGAGGACGACTTCGACTACCTCGTCACGGAGATCTCGGCCATCGCGACCCGCCTGATACGGCAGGGCGGCGGTTCGACGAGTCGACGTGTCTGAAAGTTTCTCATCTCTGTCCGAAATCAGCCGAGACGAGAACGCATATGCGGACTACGTTGTCCGTCGTGAGCTAGTACGCGATCGGCTCGCCAGCTAGTTCGCCGGAAAGGGGAAGAAGTGAAATGACATCCAAGGTGGAGCGCGTGCCGCCTCCCTTCGCGCAGATCGCGGAGAGGTTCCGTACGCAGATCCGGGAAGGCGTCCTGGAGCAGGGCGCCCAACTCCCCTCCATCGTGGCCATCGCCCGGGAAGCCGGGGTCGCCACAGCGACCGCCTCCAAGGCGATCCAGCAGCTTCAGCGGGAGGGGTATGTTCTTACCTCGAACCAGGGCACCTTCGTCGACTTGCGAAAAAACCTGACACAGGGTTCCGATCGCCTTCAAATGCTGCGCGTGTCGGGAAGCGGTCTTCGCTCTGGGGAACGCGTCGACATCGTCGGCGCCGGACTCACCAGGGCCCCGAACGAAGTCGCCTTCGCGCTCGACGTTCCGTCTGGCGGTGATGCAGCCTGGCGGCGAAGGGTCTACCTCGACGACGAGGGCGTCATGACGGTGTCCACGTCCTGGCTTCCGAAGAATCTGGCGGAGTCTCTGCCGGAATTACTGGATCCGTCTCCGCTCCCGAAAATGACATTCGGTCTGGTCGAAGAGCGAACCGGGAGACGTGTCGTTCGACGAAGCGACACTGTGGCCATCAGGTCCGTTCCGGCCGACGTCGCCCCTCACCTCGGCGTCGAACCCGGACAACCGGCCCTGACGATGGTCAATCGCTACTGGGATCAGAACGGCGATCCCGTCGAGTTCGCCCTGGACTTCTACGGGGCAGGAAGGGAGCTGTCTGCCGAACACAACCTCTGATGTGCACGGGAAAGGCCCGGTCGCAGGGTTGTGGCCTCCCTGCGACCGGGCCTCCCGTCGCGGTACATCGGCTTGTCGTCTCCCTTTCACAGCGCGCTGTGAAAGGACACCGACCTGCTGCCGTCGAACACCTTCACGGCAACCTCGACCGTCTTGCCGTTCGCCAGGAGAACCCGGCGGGCGAGCTGAGTGACGACGTTGTACGCCCCGCCCAGCTCCAGCAGTTCACGCTCACGGTCGGTCGCCAGACGCGACGTCACGATGGTGACGACGTCCTTCTGCTTGGAGCCCATGCGCTCGGCGGCCAGCTCTCGGGATCCCGAAGGGATCGACTGAGGGCGCCGCAACTCCGGGGTACGCTCCGTCACTTCCGGCGGGTAGTACGAGTACCCCGTCGCCACCGGCCTCTCCTGGCCGTCTTCGCTCGACAGCAGGTTCAGTCGGGTGCGGCACAGCACCTCGGCACCCGGCTCGACCCCCAGGTAGGGGGCGACGTCCACCGGGCACGGAACCATCTCGACGGACAGGATCCGCGTAGTCTCCTTTTCGCCGAGGGCCCGTCCGTTCGCCGCGTGGTTTTCCACCCTGTTCTGCACGGTCGCCGTGCGCTGCGAGATGTCCGCAATCACCGGGGGCCGGTTGCCGTCGGACGGCTCCAGATACCCCTCGGCAGTCAGCAGCTCCATGACCTTGTCGATCGTGGCGCGCGACGTCTTGTGGACCTTCACGAGCTTGCGGCGCGAGTCGAGAGTAGTACCGGGAACCAGCTCGCCGGACGTCACCTTCGCCCGGTAAAGCTGGGCAATAGCCCGGTACTTGGGGATCTGCTCGCTCACGTTCTCTCCTCACCTTCACTTGTGGCCTAGGCCGTATTGTGTCATGCTGGAGTCCACGGCGCCAGTCAAGACGATGGGGCCGTGAAGCATGGCAACGAGGAGGGCTGGAATCTTGCGGTTCTGGAAGAAGACCAACCTCTCTTTCACGGATTGACCCTGCTCAGGGTATCGCCAGCCTAGGCCAATCCGTGAGGAGGGTACCGGACCGACTTTCAGCCATCTCCTCATCGGGAAGGAGGGACGTGACCGCGCCGGTCAATGCTCCGCCGAGACCGACACACGCTCCCGACGTGCACTTGAAGAACCCGGGGAAGCGGAAGCCTCCGCGCACCCTGAAGGGCGACCTCAAGGCACTGAAGGGAAAGGCGCTCTCGGTCCACTCCAAGTGGACCGAGGGACGGAAGTCGGTCGAGAACAAGAAGGAAAAGGTCCGAAGGGAAGCCGGGGAAATCCTGGCCCCCGCGAAGCAGAAAGTCAGCGAGGAAAAGAAGATCGCTGGCGAGGTGATGAAGCCGGTCCTCCAGGCCGCCGTGACCGCCAAAAAGGCGCTCGATCCGGCCAACGGAAAGACTCGGCCGTACGTCACCTCGTTCATGATCTCCCTGGTGGTGTCGTGGGTCCTCAGCCCGCAGATCCTGCTGGCGCTCTACGAGCGCGTCAGGTTCGGAACCAGCACCACTGGCTGGGGTTTCTTGCAAGGCCCCGGGCGCTGGTTCCGTGACACCGTCGGCATGGCCTATGAGACCGGACAGATGACGGGGCTGATCGCCTCCGCCATCATCGGGCTCGCGCCGATGATCCTCACGAGCACCCGGAACGTGGCGGCAAACCACATCGCCCAGTCGTCCTACCAGGGCAAGGCTTCGGCGTTCGCCCTCAAGTGGCTGGGGAGGCTGCCGTACGCGGTACCCGTCATCTACCTGACGGGGGTGGCCTACCCGGAGTACGTCACCGCGTGGTTCGGCCACGCGTGGACGCTCGCTTGGTGGCAGTTCTGGGTCGCTGGCCTTTTCTGCCTCGCGTACTACTGCACGATGTGGGTGTTCGACCGAGTCGAAAAGGGTTTGGGACTGGGGTATTTCCACGTACTCCTCATGGTCCCGCTGGCCTCGCTCGTCTCGGGTGTTCTCTACGCTCCGGGCGCTGCCTGGTGATGCAAGGGGCCCCTGCCGCGTGGCGGGAAACCGGTTCGAAACCGGTCAGGGGTGCGAGCGACAAAGGGTCGCCGGAAAGGGGATGAGTCGTGATCCGAAAGGACGACGGCCACGGTGGGATGCCGATCCTGACTCCCGCCCGTCCCGGTCGATGAAGGGAGAGGGGGCGCTTCGTTGCGCCCCCTCCGAGAAGGAGAGGCACAGGTGAACCTGGCCATACAGCAGCAGCAGATCAATATCCCGGAGAACTCCTGGGCTGGCCACATGTCGATGGCCGGTTTCGGGATCATCCTCCTGGTGATCTCGATCCTCTGCATCAAGGGCAACAAGAAGGGCGTTCCGATGGGTCCCTGGGGTCCCATGTGGGGGGCCCTGATGGACAAGACCGTAACCAAGCCGACCGGGCGCCTCATGGCGAAGCACGGTGGAAGCGGCGAAGGGTTCGACTGGAAGTCCCTGATGACATTCCTCATCGGAATGTGGGCTATGACGTCGATCCTCAGCTCTTCCCCCGGCACCGTCCTGTCGCTGGTCGAATGGTTCCAGGATCTGGTCTTGAACCTGGCCAACTGGCCGATCTTGCAGGACATCGGGGCGGGCGGCATCTGCCTGTTCCTCGGCTTCCTCGCCATGCGGAACAAGGACGACGACAAGGCCGACCTCATCTACGGCTCGGTCTGCGGCTTCTTCTTCCCGCTCGGCGGCGGCGTCTTCGCCGAGATCACGCTCTGGATCGGCAACTGGATCCCGCAGATCATGCAGCTCGGCTGAACGGACCCGGAAGCGGCCCGACCTCCAACCCGGAGGCGGGCCGCTTCGGCGTTTCCGGACTCTCTCCCTGTCCTGCTTTTTCAAGAGTCTTGTTCTACCGCCTTGTTAGATGGCCTAGGCCGTTGTTATGGTGGATGCAGCAACCAGGAAAGGAGGAGGGAATGCGCCGGTCCGGAGGAGTCTTCGTCGGAGTCTTTTTGATCACCGGAGCAGTGCAGGCGGTCACCGGTTTCATCCCGGCCGTTCCGTCCGCCACCGACACGGTTCCTGCTGCGAAGGCGGAGTCGAACGAAGGGTACAAGTTCACTGGCACCAGCGCCCCGATCCGCGAGGGGTCCCTGCCGAAGAAGCGCTGGGAAGAGCTGGTGAACAAGTGGGGCAACAAGTGCAAGACGCTGACCCCCGCACTGCTCGCAGCCCAGCTTGAGCAGGAAAGCATGAACTTCAAGCCGGAGGTCATCGACGGCCGCCTGGACTCCCCGGCCTCTGCCAAGGGCATGGCGCAGTTCATTGACGCGACCTGGGCAACGGAGGGAATCGACGCCAACGGGGACGGCGAGCGCAACAAGTACGACCCCGAAGACGCCATCCCGTCTGCTGCCACGTTCGACTGCAAGCTGGCCAAGGGCCTGAAGGATGTGCCCGGTCCGACCTGGAAGAACATGCTCGCCGGATACAACGCGGGCGGCTTCCGGGTGAAGCAGTACAACGGCGTCCCGCCCTGCTCCTTCGCCAAGTGCGAGACCTACAACTACGTGAAAATGATCGAGCAGAAGACGAGGAAGTACGAGCAGTGAACCGACTCCACCGAGCCGCACTGACCGTTGCCTCGACCGCGATGTGCGCCGCGATGGCCACCGGATGTGGTGCGTTGCATGCGGCGCCCATCTCGAACGCCAAGGCCAACAAGAACCCGGCGATCGAGAAGGTCAACTGGTACTCCCCGGAGCGACGCCGCGAAGAGGCCCGGCAGCAGGAGAGGGACGCTTCGAACGTCTCCGAGATCCGCTCGGCGAACGCCGCAGCCGAGGCCATCGCCTACGCCAAGACGAAGATCGGCGTCCCCTACCTGTGGGGCGGCACCGGAACGGCAGCCCAGGGCGGCCGGTTCGACTGCTCGGGCCTGACGCAGGCGGCGTACGCCAAGGCGGGCATCAAGCTGCCTCGCGTCGCCAACGACCAGTACCGGACGACTGACGTTCACCCCTCCTGGGATGAACTGAAGCCCGGTGACCTCGTGTTCTTCGGAAACAAGGGCGACTGGCGGTCCATCCATCACGTGGGCATCTATGTCGGCAACGGTCGGATGCTGCATGCCCCTCGCACCGGAACGTTCATCCGGATCGACGACGTCCACTACATGTCGGACTACTTCGGAGCCACGCGCGTCAGCCCGTAAGAACACCCCCCGACCAACCAGTTCCGCCACAACGAATCCCATGGAGAGCGGCATGAAGATGCCCGAGAGCATGCCCAACAACCCGAAGGCCCTCATCGAAGAGGAGATGAAGAAGCTCGGCGTCTCCCGAGAAGGGGCCCTCTACCTGGTCCTGCGCAGCTTCGAGGGAGTGCTGCGCGCCGAGGACGACAGCAACGAGGCCATCGAGCGCGAGATCTTCAAGCTCCTCGTCCGGGACACCAAGGACCGACACCCGCAGGCCGTCGAGCTGGCGGAGGCGAGCCTTCGCAAGGATCTACCCGAGTGGATCCGGGTCAACGACGAGGCCGTGGCGCGCGACCAGGACCCCGTCACCTCTCTGGCCATCAAGACCAACTGCTCGACCGAGCGGGCCAAGCGTCGCCTGCGCCGGGTCCAGGAGGCCAAGGCGGGCAAGTCCATCGCCGAGAGCACGGAGATCTCGCTCACCGAGGACGACGGCAAGACCCTCGGCGAGCTGTGGGCCGAGCACGAGGAGAACCAGAAGGTCTGACGCAGCACCGTGGGCGGCCGGAGCGCTCGCTCCGGCCGCCCTTCGTGTATCGGAAAGGGGAAAGAACGTGACAAAGGTTGAGACGCAGTCCACCGGGACCGAGCCACAGGTGGAGATGGAACCCGCAGCTCGCAGGGAGCTGAAACGCCTGCACAAGTCCGACTTCAAGGCAGCCGAGCGCATCCAGAAGCTGGTCGACGAGGTTCTGGCAGGACGAACGCCACACGGCAGTGTCTGCATGACCAACGGGCAGGCGACCAGGAAGCAGTTCGGAGCCCTTCCGTGGAAGGTCGCCGAGGGCAAGCTACGCCTGATCTTCATCCCGGGTCGGTCCATCATCGCCTTGGGATACCGGCGCGAGGTCTACTCGGTGCTGGGCGGGAACGGCTGGGGGAACTGACGTGAGCGCAGAGGGAGTTCGTTACACCAGCATCGCCCCACCCGAGGGAGATTGTGACGGCTGCCTGGCCATCAAGAGCGCCCGCGCCTTCTGCGAGAAGTGCCGGAACGGCCGACCGTGTACCTGGTGTCTCGGTCGCGGATGGCGCACCAAGGAGGGCCGCTGGGTCCGCTGCTGCAATCAGCCGACGTCGTCGGCGAAAGGAGAAGGAACGTGACGGAAGAGCGGTCCGGGGTTGTCGCCCTGGAGGTCGAGCTGAAGAAGCCGCTCGGAAGAAGCAAGCTCATCCTGGTCGATCTATTCTGGGACGACATGCTGAGCCTGCCGGTGTCCGGCGACAGCCTCACCATAGGTGTCTTCACCGTGAAGGTGATCCGAGGTCCGGCGTCCGACGAGATGCTGCTGGACCAGCCCTCGACAGCCTTGCTGTCGGCCGCGCACCGGGGCCCGGTGCGCTGGTACTGCCGTCACGAGGGCCCGTGGCTGCGTGCCGAGACGCTGATGAACGGCTTCTGCGAAGACCGGCGCTACCTGAGCGCGAGGATCCTGCCGTGAGGGGGTCGGTACACGCAGCCATCGGCGCGTCGGCCCCGATCGGACTGGTCATCACCCAGCATGCGACCCTCCTTCAGGGGGCGGTAATGGCGGCCGTCTCCGCCGGATACTCCCTCCTGCCTGACATCGAGTGCGAAAACTCGACGGCGGACCGGGCCCTTGGAGGGCATCTCCACAAGCTCGTCCACAAGATGTGCGCCTGGGTGTACAACGCAACTGGGACGAGCAGGGACGCCCGGAGTGTCCGGTGGATGCTGATCCGGAAATGGGAGAACCCCTACCACCGGACTTTCACTCACACGCTGCTCGCGACGCTGGCCTTGGGTGTACTCGCCTACGGGCTCGCCCTTACAGGTCCGGTGCTCTCCGCATCCGTCGCGGCCTTCGGTGTCTTCCTGCTGTGGCCGTTGCGCCGAGGGGCCGTCGGTCCGGTCGTCTGTGGTGCCGCTGCTGCCGCTGTAGGAGCGGCCGTCCTGCTGAACCCGTGGCTTCTTTCGCTCGCGGTCGCGGGCGGGTATCTCACTCACATCGTGGGCGACGCCTGCACGAAGGGTGGGGTCCCGGCTCTGTGGCCGCTTCCGATTCAGGGGAAGCGCTGGTGGAACATCCGGCTCCTGGGCAGCTTGGTGGCCTCGGGGTCCGCGCAGGAGAAGGGCCCGGCCGTCGGGGTCTCCCTGACGGCGAACGCCTTCCTGGTGTTCTTGCAGTTCTGA